TGTTCTACCAGCAGCATGGTGCGCTGTTCGTAGGTCAAAGCCGCATGCCAAGCCTTGTTGAGCTCAGGGTCAGCCTGTATGGCTTTGAACGCACGAGTTTTGATTGTTTCTGGCATTGTTTGCACCTTGCTGTTTACTATACCCATATTATAGCAAACGGGGTATTTTTGGTCAAGCCGCTTTTAATTTCTTAGCCAGCAACTTTGGTGTCATACCTTTGGCAACCATCATCCAGCCCATTGTGTCTGCTAGATCAACTTCTACAATTTCAAACTCAATGCCAAGATTCTTCATTACTTTGTTGACAGATTGTAAAGCATTGACAATGCCGGCTTCACAGGCTTGGTATTCGCTTTGAGTCGCATCAATAAATTCTTCATCGAACAATATACCTTCTACTGCTGATTGAAAACCATAAGCCCCGTCAAGTATCAACGATTTGTTAATTTTTTTTATTTTTGCGTCTGGCAACTCTTGGCATACAGCTTCTAAATCAAACGTTTTTAATGGCTTCATTTGTTTGGCTCCTTATTAGTTACTATACCAATATTATAGCAAATGGAGAATTTTTGGTCTACCATTATTTTTTTGGGATACGGTAGGAAATTCCCTGTGGTGTTGCAACTTTAGCAATACCTTGGGATTCGTAATCTGCTTCCAGTAAGCGAAGACTTGTTAGATCTTTAACACGAGGACTATCTATTTTAATTGAAATGAACTTTTCGCGGGGATTAATGTAAAAACTCTTAGAAGAATAGCAAAGTTCTAGTGCCAGTTTCATACGCTCTGCTCTGGTTCGTTCGGCATTGGTGTAATGGCTCCACATAGCCGCTGCCCGCATACGAGCGTCACGTGCAGCAGCATAGGCATAGTAACCAGCAGATCGAAACTCTAGTTCTTTTTCCTTCATTTTGCCGCTCCTTATTAGTTACTATACCCATATTATAGCAAATGGAGAATTTTTGGTCTACCAATTTCTGATGTTGCAAAAAAGCAACTGTTGCTGATTAAACAACCATGCCAAGCTTGCGCAGTTCAACAACGAATGTTGGTCTTATATCTGGATTGACTTCAAGAATTTCGCTGCCACCGTTTTCTAGCCTGTCGGCAATGTCCTTGGCATCTCGGAGTCCGAGATTTCTTCGATCATAAGTGCGTATGCATCTGATCAGAGCAACTTTGCCGGGTACAGGTCCTAGATAAGGATTCTTGACTGTGAATTTGTCCAGCCGATAGTTGCCTGTGAGCATGGCCATGAACACTGCACCCTTGAGCTCAGGATCTATAGTTGCAGCAATTGTAGACCATAGTTCCTGCCCTTTTTCGGCACCGTAGATGTCGGCTACAGTTTGCATGAAAACAATACTGGCATCGACGAGTGCATGGCGATGTTGTTCAGGTATCATTAGAAATTTAGATTAAATTTGCCGTTGGAAATTTCCAGCAACATTGAATAACGACATCTGCGGTGCCAGTCAATAGCCGGCAATCTATGATCATACAAATCAACCAAATGCTCTTTTTCTATCTTCGTCTTTAGACTTTTTACACGCCAGCGCCCGCCTACTCGATAAAAATTGTAAGCTCCTGAAGCCATTTTAAGTTTAAAACGATTGTCAAGATCACGTGGTTGATCTTGGCCAATTGGCAGACAGTTAAAGCTCTGAACGATCATCATGTTAGAAGTTCGGCTTTTTCTATCAGCGTCACGCTTCATTTTGGCACCAATGGCCATGATGTCAGCACCACTCAAGCCCATTAACTGTGCATAGTTAATAAACTGTTCGACCTGCGGCATCTTGTCTGCACTAAATCGTTTCATACAAAAATTTTATAAAGAAAACTACCAATCAGACACCCCAGCAAACCCGGGAATCCCCAGATCCGCCAGAGTATCAAGGACATGATAGCTTGAAATAATAACCAAGTTTCAGTTACTATCATTATGCTGCTTTTTTGGGATAAAAGCGATCACCGACCTTGGCTTCTTTTTGTGCAAACCACAAACGCACAAACTCCTCAGGATCTTGTCCTTTGCGTGGTGCGTCACCAACACGACGAGTCTTGGCCACCGGGGTAGCAATTTTTGCAGTCTTTGCAACCTTTGTGGATTTGGCAGGTTTAGCAAGTGCCGCAGCACGACGCCAACTGGCAGTAATGCCTTGAGCAGTAAGATAATCAATAGCAGCTTCTTTACCCATTGCCATGGGCAACTCAATCATATTAATGTCTGTTGCGCCAAGTTTGGCAAGCACCGCAGCACGACCTGCGTCATTTGCAAATTTGTAAACAGTTGCACCATCAACAACACAGGTACCAGCAAAAGTAAAAGTTTTAGACATCTTTGACTCCTTGTTAGTTACAATACCCATATTATAGCAAACGGGGTTTTATTGGTCAACCCATTTTGCAGTGTTGCTTATTAAGCAACTTTTCCTTCGTAACGTGCAACTACATACCAGTCTGGTGCAGAAGCCTTGTTGTTATTTTTGTAATTATAGTCTCGAGCGTACTGTTCAGCTTCGGTTTCATTGTCAAAGTACTTGGTATCAAAATGGCGTTGTCCCCAACCACGCTCGTACTCTGTTAATACAACTTTGTAAACATTTTGGGTAAATTTAACTTCGGGCATGTTATTCTCCTTTGGGGCGAGAAACAATCCAAATAATAATTGCTAAAACAATAACAAACCAAAACATTTCAACCTCCTATCAATCACTACAATTACAGTATAAGCGATTGAGAATAATTGGTCAATGTTGCTTTTTTATTAAGAATAGTCAAATTGCGTAAGATCGTAATTTTCCCAACGTTCCCGATCTAGGAGATAGGCAGTTAGTGCAGCATCACGTAGATAAAGATAACAATAATTTTGATCATCAATCCAAAATCCCCAAGGTGTGGATTCACAGTGTGCATTGATACGGCTAAGTCTTTTGTCAAAACCAGGTCCAAACTTTTCAGTAAAGTATTTGAACATTTCGTAGTATAATCTTTGCTGAGTGTATGTTGCTGCATACCATGTTTCGATTCGATGACTAAATTCATAGTGCAGTGCATGTTTAGCAGTGAGTTTTACTAGTCTAAGATTGGGTTTCATATATTAAAATAATCTAGATGTGTTTGAAAATTCCAGGTAGCAACATCAACTGGATCCTTGCGAAGAGTGATAAAATTAATATGAGACAAGCACTGATATCTGCGCCAGAACCAGTGAGGATCTGGGGTTGTTGATGTCAACTTGTTTTGATTTAATATTGCGTTATCCTCATTTTTAATTAAGCACATAGGGGCATGCAATGCTGCCATGACCGGGATACGCTGTTGTATTACTCCAGCCACTAGGTAACGTACTGGTATCACATGTTCAATGGTAAGTCCGTGTCCGGTCTTTTCAAGCACAGTGAACGGAATACTGGCATCACGATAGTGCAGTTGTAGTCTATACTCGTAAGTGTATTCTTGAAACCTGCGTATGGCCTGTTCTATGTCGTCACGTATGAGTCTAGCGGACTGATCTAGAATTTCAATTTTATCGTAGTCATCAAGGCAGCGTTGTATTTTGTTCAAGGCCCAATTTTCTGTTGCCTTATAGGCCGCGCCATCTCTTCCCACTCTGCCATAGTGGGGGGCCACTAGCCCCCCAACTAGATCTTCATTTAGTTGAATTGTTGACATTAGAACAAGTCCTCAACAGCAGGTCTGAAACGAGTGTCAATGCTCAATCGCGGCATACGCATAGGTTTGCCTGATGCGTCTTGCCAACGATATTTGAGTTGGAACCAGAAAAATGTAGCGCCTTGTGGAACATCTTTGTTGAGACGAATATTTGGTTTCTCGTTTTCGTCCCAGTTGGCATGATAATCGTTGTGCCAGTTTGTGTAAGCTACACCAACCTGTGACCAAAATGCGCCGCTTTCATCAAAGTCGCCGCGAAATAGTTGCCAGTTTAGATCTGCAAGGCTCCTTATTTCCTCTTCGGTATATTCTATGCCACTGGAACGTGCCATAGTAAAGAACTTTTGCAGTATGGGAAATTCCTTGGTGTTGACTGCTCGCGGTTGATACGTAAGAATCTGATCTACGTAGATACAGATATCTTTGAGTACGTCTTTGGGTGTTTTAAACACATCCTTGACACGAGTAAAAGCACCAGGTTGTGTATGATCACCAAACTTACTGTCGGTAAAAAACAGTTGATATTCATCAAACAGATCTTGTTTTTCAGCAACATCTTTCCACTCTTGCAGTTCCACACCGTCAAGTTTTACGGCATAAACCATTTGTGAAGTCAAATCGTAACCATCCATTCCCAGTTTGTTTAAAGGACCGTTGTTAGCAATGAATGTCATGCGCCCATCGCTTCGATTGGGCATGTTATAACGCACTGTGGGAAACTTTACCTTGTCCATATCTTCTTTGAAGATCATGTGAGTAATAATCCACAATGCTATAGCAGTGTGTTGACCATCCCAACTAGCATAATAGGTATGGCTTTGATCCCAATGCTCAGGCACATCAACAGGATTCAACGGATATACCTGAATTGGCATCACCTGATAGATCAGAAAATTTTCAATGATGTTTAGTACGTGGTCTATATTCAACACTCGTTGAATGGTGGTATCCAAGCACAACCAGGAACCAGGCAAGGGCACTGCCTCGCAAATGGTCCAGTTTGGCGAGAACCAGCTGGTATATTCCGGATGAAGTTTTTGGAATCGACTGATGACATAATTCAGTCGAGAATTAACGCTGTTTCTTACATCAATGGGCAAACTTGCCAAGGATTGATTCCAACGGTCTTTGAGAGTGACCATGTTGGACTTGTTGACTTTGTAACGCTGATTTACTGCGTCGGCGTAGATACGAGGTGTGGTTGCTTTTGTCATACTAATCTCCAAATTGTACGTGGTAGCGTTTAAAATACGGTACCGCCGGGTTAAAATAGTGACTCCCATAGTCACTGGTGCTACTATAAATTAATGTTTTGATTTTGTCAACTGGTAATTTTTCCATTTCTGTTGCTGGATCAACAACATTTGTTGATGCTGCGCTGGATGTGTCCGCCAGTACAAACGGTATAACCGACTGGATCCACCACGACGCCAGGAAATTTTATGTCCAAGATTGCACCAGCGTCGAAATCTAAAACGCCGCTGATCTGGATCATCGCAAAAGCCCGGGCATGGCGAGTAATCTTGCTTTTTATCTCGCCACTGTCGCCAGAAAAACTTTTTAGCCCACATAGGTTACTCTCACTGCTACCTGTTGGTGTCTACTTACACGACCAATATATTCATATTGTACATTGTAGTTTTTGGTAAAATCATGCCATGCTGCAAATTCATCTTGCTGCCAACCTGGATAGTTCATGTATTCATCAAATATAATTACAGTGCCTGGTACAATGTTTTTGTGTAATTCTCTCAATACTGTGTCAGTGCTAGAGTATAAGTCGCAGTCAATGTGCAACAACATGATTGGTGCATCAGCATATCTAAGTTTCCAATTTTTAACAGTTTCGTCAAACCAACCAACATAGAGTAGACAATTATCTGCTACTTTAGGCAAGCTCTGACGTTTAAAAAACCCTTTGGGCATACGGCTTGTCCAATCTTCTGGTAAGCCATTAAAACTATCAAAACCATGTATAGGCTTAGTTGGCAATAATCGTGCAAAATGATTTAGTGTGCGGCCTGTAGCAACACCGAACTCCATGACCACTGCATGATGCGCCATTTCACGTGCAAGTTGAGTATTGACTACCCACTCATGCAAATCATAGTCGCATGCAAAGTTTGGTACAGTACGCATATGTTGGTCAACATACCTAGCTGACTCTTCGGACGCTAGACGTATAGCAGTGAAGTCGGTGTCAATGACATCTGTGTATTGTCCGACAAGATGTCGTTGTAGCCATGAAGGCTGCGGATACCGCCACCATTGTCGGATGCGGTCAAGTGTTCGATGTAGATTCATAATTTGCCTTCGTTGTCAAGCAGTCTATTCAATACTGCCTGCGCTACTATAGCAGAAGTTACAGGTTGATGCGACACCCACTCTTTCAAAAGATGCTCAATTGAGTCGTCAGCACTTTGTCCGGCTCTAATAACAATGGGTTGATTGTTGCGTACTACTATTGCAGCCACAGGCTTTTGATCAATCATAAGCATCTTGACATTGTTATCAAACAATATTTCTACTTGTCGGTTGTCAATTTTGTTCCACTTCATGTTATGTCCATTTCAATACAAATGCTAGTTGATCTCGCTCGCTGTCAAAATAAAAAATATACCTGCCAGGATGACCAAAGCTGGCCATGTCAACAATTTGCCAGCGCCATTCACTCTGCAGTTCACTGCGACACCATGCCAACACAGTGTCTATTGTTCCCATGGGTTTGGTTATTTCTTTGGCGTGCGGAAATCCACGCGGTTCTTCATCACCAAATACCCAAAGATTTCTATGACTTTCTGATATAGTAGTTATGGATGTATTTGTCACACAGATCAATGTCTTTTATTTTTACATAGGACAAGAGAAAATCAGTAATACCAAACTTTTGGCAGAAGCTTTCACCATAAGATTCCCCTTGTAATGCTTGGAATATATATTGTCGTTTCCAAGACTGAAATTGTTTTTCACTAATCTTTACTTCACTTTGGGGTTTGATTTCCGTACGATATTGATCCAGTATTTGCGAAAAAACCTTCATCCGATGGTCCTTATAAAGCCCACAAAATAAACTCCTAGCAGAGTAGCATTAACCACAATCAAACTCCATTCACGCCAAAGTATAGCTGTTATTAACCAACTGGCGCTACCTAAGTTTAAGAACCAAATATGGTACGGACGAAGATCAAGACTTACGCATACCGCAGCCACTAGCATGATCACAGTACTAATCCACTTTGACCATGAGGTAATAATGTCATGCCGTTGTTGGAACCAATCTTTGATTCGTTGCCGGCGTGTTGCAGGATCGTCGCTCAAAAACTCCGGAGCGCAATTAGATAATCCTGCTACTCTGGCCCAAAAATTTTCATAATCATTCATTGTTTTTTCTTCGATATTTAAGTACAAACCAAGCTGCGGTAGCAGGATCTTTGAAAGAAAATATTACCTTGGGAGGAAATTCAACTTCATCGCCAACATCAAACCAATTTTCCAGTTTTTTGGGTATGTATTTCCAGGTGTAGTGTTGGTCAACATAGTAACCTAAGACTCTAAGTTCTCTAACAATATCCAACGCCCTGTGTGGATTACAAGGTGTCAGGTCTATGTCCATAAGCTTCTACGAATTTTTATTAGACGAATCATCATCTCCTCATCTTCCGCTTCGTAAGCTTCTTCTAGTTCTCGCATCTTGTTGTGCATGGGAGTTGTGTCAATTCGGTCATCGCTGTCGTCGTCAAGAATATCCAACACACTACCCCCGGCTTGACGTTTACTTTCGCAGAACGCACTCCATCCTGATGCTTCCATAGGGTCTACACGCTTGGGACGCTCAACAGTCCACCATGTATACAGAGCTAGAATTTCTGCTGCACTGTGCGCTTGATGTGTTAGTTCGCCGTAACTAGGATCATTTTCGTCGGTATAATTCTTGTTGTCACAGGTCATTTGCCAAGCAAGATTATCCAATCCTGATTGTGGACAACGCCAAGTGCGCCAGCGGAACCAACCTGTTGAATAAAACGGTGCATTGTACTTGGCACGTTCGTCTTGGTTGCTCCATGCAATGTTCCACCATGCCAGTTCTATTTCAACAAAGTCAACAAGTTCGTTAAACAGACATGGAAGAAAACGGTCGCCAACATCACACCAGTCGCCAGGGCGAATGTCACGTGGATGAGCGGTAAGAGCATGAGTTTTAGTGACCCAACGATTGTTGATATAGTATTTGAGACCATATAGTTTGTCTGGTATGTAGTAAAAAAATCGTTGTAAGTAATCCAATCCTTCCTCAGCTAGCCAATAACGGATCGGATGCTTTTCTTGTGCTTCTTTACGCCACACTTTCCAACCTGAATGTGTGAGGGCACTGGGGCTAGGTGTACCACGTAGCCAGTCAGCAAAAGGTCCAATTGTCCAATAATGATTACGCATTTAACCCTCTATGTGTGCAACAATGGTTGCTTTGGTAATTACGATACCGTCTTTATACATAATTTGATTTTTGAATTCAGACAAAGCACTTTCTTTGTCGTAACTCCCAACATAAGGCATCTTGGCATCGCCGGTAACTACTTTACCGTTGCGGTCAACTCCTTCGAATTCAATGCGAATTCGTCCTCGACCAAACAGTCCTTTAATCCAATCAATCATTTTTGTCGCCAAACAGTTGAAGTAAATTAACAAATATATTAATAAAATCTAAATATAAGGTCAATGCCCCAACGATTTCGGCACGTCCGGTTTCATCGTAAACAATTTCTTCTCGAATCTGTTGTGTGTCGTATGCTGTCAATGCCAGGAAGATTAAGATAGCCACGGCACTGATAATCATCTGCATCACAGATGAGCCAATGAAAATGTTAATGATGCTGACAATGATTATAGCGATTAGCGCAACCATACACCACTTGCCAATGGAGTCCAAACTACGCTTGGTAAAGTATCCATAAAAACTCATGGTACCAAACAACACTGCTGCACCACCAAATGCCGACGCAATTGATCCCATCTTGTACACTACAAAGATCGAAGCCAGACTTAGGCCAATTACAGCAGCAAAGGCATGTAGAAATATCTGTGCCATGGGTCTGGATATTGATTCAATTATCGCACCAAGTCCCAGAGCCATGATAATTGGAGCAAACAATATGATCCACTTTAACGGAGTGGCAAAGAACAAATGCATCAAGGCCGGACTTTGGCTTACTAAAAAACTTATCACCATGCTGTTGACAACAGCCAGAGCCATGTTTAGATAAACTCTGGCCATAGATTCATTGACTTCGGCTGCGGACTTTACTGTCGCTGCAAACATGTTACCTCCTGAAAATAAAAATTACTGTTTTGAATCGATGCAATACCCACCTTTGAACTTATAAACTCCACTGTCAAAGCTCATACGCTCGTAGATTTCGTTGTTAAAACACTTAAAGGGATCTTTGTAGTTAGAGAAATAACTATAACCCGCATAACCGATACTGCCAAATACTGCGACCAAGATGACGAGAATAATAACACCCTTGAGATTGGACATTACATTCGGAAGCACCCCTAGAATTTGGGGCAACATTTTGAGGAAGTCTTTCATATGTCAACATATTTAACCTCAAAATTGTCAGCTCGGTCTTCGTACCCATCGTAACCACGAGGATTGCAAATAACTCGAGTGGTACCAATCATGTAGTCAAAATCCTCGTGTGTATGTCCATGTGTCCACAGCTTAATTTCTCTCCGATCCAAAATAAAATCATCTAGGTTGGTGCTGTATGCACCATTCATAACAACTTCATTTTTATAACGTGGATGAGTTGATGCCTTGCTGGGAGCATGATGTCCCACCACAACTACTGGAACATCAGGACGCAGAGCCAATGCCGCATCTAAATTACGGCGAAACTTATAGTGTTCTTCAACAGCATCAGCGGGTATAAAGTTGCTGGGACGTTGTATCATCTTGTGAATGGTTTTGCCAGGATTTTCTGGATCTGGCAAGCTGGTCTGATATTCCAACATGTTGTTGGAATTTTTCACGCAATTAAAATCATTCATCATGGTACGAATCATGGCCATTGTAGCACGATCCTCGCCATTCATGTCTGTCCACAATGTGCCGCCAAAGAACATGACATCGTTGATGATAACCCACTCGTTGTCAAGGAAGTGGAAGTTATTAAACGCACCAAACGTGCCGCGAATAATGTTGGCAGTTTCAGCAAAGTCACCGTGATAGTGTTCATGATTGCCCATGATAAACACCACATGCGGAAATTCTTCAATACAGCCGCGGATGAAATTAAAAATTCTATCGGCACGAGCTTTTTGGCCGCTGGTAGCAGCAACCAACTGCGCACTTTCATCGTAGAGCCAAGATTTCAAATCCGAAGCCACAAAGATATCACCGCCAAGTATTAAAACATCGGCGTTGTTGGTATTTGGTATGTGTAAATCTCCAAACTCTAAATGTAGGTCAGAACAAACTGCAATTTTCATTTACTGGTTACCTCTGTGCCCGATGGGCTTTGTGATTTGAGAGTTTTGATTGTGTCGGGGTCACCGTCGACAATTTGTATGCTAAAATTTTCCCAACGAAGTTTTATTGCTGCTACTAGTTCTTGATAATCACTGCCTTGTGCAATAAATTCGTTTGTTGAATGGTTATAAAGTAGAAATTGCCCATCACATGATTCTAAACGAGCAGGCACTACATCCAATTTCACTTTTGTTTTGTAGTCACTGTCTTGTTCGGATAGCACTTCTTCCACTGCCTTTTCGATAGCACTGCGAATTTGAAACATGCAAATAATATATCCCAACACCAAGCCTAACACAAAATCCCACATTGCTGACTCCAAACTGTTATTTACATTGGGTTATTATAGAGTATGTTAGAATCTAGGTCAATGAAAAAAGGCGCCGAAGCGCCTTGTTGCCTCACACGCGATTGATTAGGCAAGTCCCAATGCAATGGCTTTGTAACCAGCAGCAATCAAGCGACGGCTTGGCTTGCCCATGACATACTCGGTTACTTCAACTCCATTTGCGGCTTTGCGCTTGTCAGTGTACACACAGAAGCCGTGATTGCGAATACGGCTAATTTCAGCTGCTAGGTTGCCGATGCCCATTTTCTTGGCACGTGAAGCAGAGATTGCCTCGCCGCTACGTAGAACTTGGAACACTTTGTAAGTTTTGGTTTCTTCGTTGATGAGTTTCACAGTTATTACCTTTCAAAAAATTGTGCTGTTTTTGCAGCTTCAATGATTATAATAGCCATGTGTTAACAAAGCAACAATTTAGGCAAAACTTATGCAACAAGTTTGCCGGAAATTTCTTCCACGTGGCGACATTTGCTGCGGTATTTAAAACCCGGGCACGAACATACCAATTGCTGTCCTACCATCTCCACTGTGTAGGAATTTCCTTTGCTGCCTGCCACAGTCCAGATTGATGACGATTGTTTGGGTTTCTCCTTGGGTATGACATAGTTCCACTGATTTTTGACTGCAACAAATCGGCGACGCCGTGCGTCAAATCGGATTGGTGTTTTGAATTCTCGGACTGTATTGGTGCCTTGAACCACGTAGGCATACATTTTGTCTTTGCTGTCATTGAGGAGATAGATATGGTTAGGAGTTGCTGTGACCCACTCAGTAGTTTCTTGAAAGAAATTCATGATGCCCTTGCAGCCATGCCGGCAAAAGTAATAACGTAATACACGCCCAACAAACCACAGATAAGGGCAAAGAACCATTGGTACCAAGCCGGTTTTGTGCCTTCGGCTTGATTAATAAGGATAGTGCAGGCAAACATACCCGACATCCAAATCAAACAATACATTACTACAGCAAAGATAATCATAGCAAATCCAAGTTGCCTAAGTTTTAATATTATAGCAAAGGTTGGTTAATTGGTCAACCAACTGCAAACCTGCGTGTCTTGCAAATGTTGCAATTATTGCAATACCTAATTTGATAATATACTCTGTAGTTCCAGATATTTCGTACATGCGAGTTTTCGGGCCCGAGCCATTTGTCCCATTGGTGGACACCCAAGGCACAACGCCAATTGTCTCCGAGTGTGGGTAAGTTTTGCAGTATCCGCCACATATTGCGTTTAGAGCTGTTCATAATCCGGTGTTGATAAAATTCGTGCCACAAGATTCTTTTGCCATGCTTCAAACGCTTCGTTCTTGGTTAACCAGGAATTTACAACTTCATAGCTACCCCAACTGCCGCGTGGTGCATTGAATTCTACCCACTGTATGACGTGTGCTAGTTCAGGTCGATTCCAACCATCGGCTCTAGCAGCAGCACCGTACAGGTCATTGGCCAGGACCGCTGTGGCAAAGCTACCCGGAGGAAGAGCATGATCCCAATATCGCCTAAATGCTTCTTCAAGGGTTTTGTTTCGGAGATCCCTCATCTCGTCTTTGCGTTGACTCATTTTGTTTCTCCACGGGTTGAACTATCACTGTTGCCGGAGGCTCGGGCCAAACTTTTTCCTTGATGGCATTGGCACCGATCCATCCCCAGGCACTAAAAAATCCCCATACAATCATATCTAATATCATTCCCACTCCTCAGGTACAGTATAGTAATCCCACTTTTGTCCGCCTATCTTTTCCCATGCGTCCCACTTTTTTATTTCATCTTTGCAATTCTTGGGCATAGCAATGCTACCAACTACTGCACTGCAATGTCCGCAGCGATATGCTATACCTGAATTTTCATCGTAATATGCAATACCACCGCAAGGCAGCTTCATCAAGGAATACCGGTCCACTAACTCTTGCTTGTATCCCGCACCACCAGGTGCCCAATCAAATTTACTCATGTTAATCCAGTGCCACAGACTTCATTGACTTCTTGCCGATCCAATGTTCATAAGTTACGCAAGTTGCACGTTCTTTGACACCAATCGGACTGGGTTCTCGTTGGTTAACAATTTTTCGTTGGAATACACAAGTCTTTCGATCTTGTACCACTTCGTGTCGTTTATCAATGAAATCACCTGCTGGTGAATACATTGCAATAATCAATACCCAAGCGCCGGAATTCATGGAAATCTCCTAATTTAGGCTATGATTATACAATGATTAGAATTTTTGATCAAGTGGTTTTGGCCGACGTTGGTTGCCAAATGCATTGATATAGTGTATGAGCTTTTGGTAAGATCCTGGTTTAGGAGATTTCCCAATTAAGTCAAGATATGATTCCAGTCCTTGGTATTGACTAGTGTCAAGATTTAGATTAGGGCCATCCCAACTCATTAAGCTCATGTAATCAGGTTCAATAAGAGGTATTATGGTGTGGTTAACACCTTTGCCTTGAGCATACGCAACAACTTCTGGTAGATCTTGTATGTTTAAAATACTCAATGTAGTGTGTAGTTCAACATAGTTGGCACACATAATATACTGATCAATACTGCTAGTTACTTCGAGCCAGTTGGAATCATATCTAATCCAACTGGCTCGTTCTCCAACAGCATCAACACTGATGAACACATGTATTTCCTTCCATGCCTGTTTTAAAATTTCAAATAGTCGAATATTCTTTGTGCCATTAGTGGTAATTTCTAACTTGGTACGAGTGGAATATCCTTCGGTCAATAAAAAATCCACAAATTGTAACACCAAAGGATTGTAGGCCGGCTCACCACCTTGTATACAAATGGTAACATCGTCGTGGTAGTTATAACTTTTTAATATATTGTTTTTTAAGTTATCCCAATGTGATTTGAACTCGGTATTGGGGTTGGAAAACGTCACATCCAATAGTCCTGCATGTTCTTTGTGTTTTTGGATTTTAGAACTGTAGTTTTCGTTACAAGTCCAACAGGCCAAGTTACATGCACTTCCAAAGTTTATACTCCATTCTCTCGGATATGCTGGATTTACAATTGGATTGAGTTTGTTGATGCTGGTGCGCATACTAGCACCGGTGCGTTCTTGTATAGCACAATTTTGGCATTCAGGTGGAAACTGCTCGTATTGAAATTGTTCTTTAAACTCATTGAACCGATGATTGGTGTTCCACCAGTGATCAAAATCTTGATTGTCGCTGACAATCTCAGGATTAACAGCACAGCAATTTCTATACTGTCCATTGGGCAACACAAAGGCTCGAACAAAAGGCATTACGCAAAAGGGTTTCATAGAAGTTTTGCCAGTGTGCTTAGATAATTTCCTGTGTTCTTTTGAGCACTTAATAAGTCAAGTAAATCAGGATTTTGTCTAGCAATAAGTTTTTTACTAATTGCCGAATTCAACATTTGATCAATTTGATCTTTCCATGGCAACATTAAAAATTGTTTTAGAATGTTGATATCTCTCAATGGCGTAAAGGTCAAGGTGTTGCCAAGATGCCAGTGTTGGTGATCATTAGCAGCACATTCTAAAATGTGTTTGCGTAATGCCATAATATCAGATACCGGATGATCTACTTGGCTTTGATACTTTTTCTGATTGTCTTCAATCATAAAGTACTCCCGATGCAGATAATTTTGATTTTTCAGCAGCTGATTTATTGAAGTACCATGATGCATTGCCAACAAGTTTCCCATCTCAGGATTGCGCAAGGTAAATTCGTCTCCAGGGCATCCACTTACCAAAACAGTGGGCTTGATCCAATGGTGCATTTGTTTGTAAGCCCAGTGATTAGATACTATAGTGTGATGATTACATACCCAAAAACGATCAAATTCAAGGTGTTCAGCTAATACTACTTCGTGTGGTATTTCTAGTTTTTGTAAGTAACCCAACATCAAAGTAGTGTCAATACCACCACTCAGAAATATTTTTACTGGAAGATTATTGTAACTAAAAAAGTAATCAAATTTTTCTGTTAGTATCTCATCAACATATTCAATCACCTCATCAACAGTTCTCTCTTGGGTTGGTACCTCAGTGATAACGTCAACACCGTCAGTTTTGAATGTAAGATCCTTGTTTAAAGTCAGTAAACTATCGGCAAAAATCTTTCGACTGAGTGGACAAAGATTTGTTACACCAAAGTTAGGATCATACCACAGTGGAAAACTTCGGTACAAACTATGACGAACTTGAGCAGTTTCGTCAGATAAAATTATAATACAGTAGTTTCCACTTCGTGTAACATTGTTGTCAACAATATTGTAAATTTCTAGATCAAGATCACCGTGATCAAGATACCCTTTGTAAGCTATAGTTTCTCGATTATGCTCAAGTATATTCCAACCTTGATCCATGTCAAGATGCCAACCGCGATGGTAATGTCCGTTGACACTAAAATTTAACTTTGGTGATCTGCTAATTGAAAAAAACATTATTGTCTCTTGTTTATGACTTTATCTGCTAGTCCGTATGCCACAGCATCTTCGGCGGTCATGAAATTGTCTCGTTCCATATCCTTTTCAAGTTCACTATAATCCTTACCAGTGTGCGTAGCGTAGATATCAGTCAAAACTTTTTTCCAACGCAGCAATTCTCGTGCTTGAATTTCAACGTCAGTTGCTTGCCCTGATGCACCACCTAGGGGTTGATGAATCATGTGTCGAGCATTGGGTAGAATGAACCTGTGTCCGTGTGCCCCGGCCATTGCCAGTAAAGAACCCATGCTGGCTGCTTGGCCCAACACAATAGTATGTATCGGACAACGCACAAATTGCATAGTATCATAGATACTCATACCTGCTGTGACACTGCCGCCCGGTGAGTTAATGTAAAAATTAATGGGCTTGTCAGGATCTTCGCTTTCTAGGAATAGCATTTGAGCTACGATCAGGCTAGCTGAGTGACTTGAAACTTCGGTATCTAGCATGATTACACGGTCCTTTAGCAGCCTAGAATAGATATCATAGCTGCGCTCGCCCTTGGAAGTGTGCTCGATTACTATGGGAACCAGGTTTGGCATTACGTCTCCTTGTTTAGATAAGTAAAGTATTATAACATAACATCCAATGATACGCAAGATTCTTGATCAACTCAGCTTTTTAACTGAAAGTACTGGTTTAGCCAATCGCAAACCCGGTGATGTTTTTGCCGATCCTGAAGGCAACGAGATACGTTTTCAAAGTATTGATTTCTTTCCCCCTGGTGGTGGCAAATATCAAACATCTGAAGAAACACAGAAAGCCATTGACATTGCAATCAAATCTATTGGCGTAACACCAATAGAAACAAATTGGTTTCGTGGGTCAACTCGATCATTTGGCATAGCACAATTCCAAGATGCACAAGGGAATCCCTTGGCATTTATTAGATATTTTGACAAAGAACTTAGTGCTGATCCTAGAGGTAACTATTGGGATAATCAAGGGGGTATACCAGGCTATCGCTATCAGGGCAAAGCTGCTGTAAAAACTCAGAGCAACGCCACGCCCCAGGATATTTTGACTCAACTAGATGATCTAACTCCTGCAGATATTTTGCGTCAAGTCGAAGAAAAGTTCCCAGGTAGTAATTTGGTAACAGTTACACAGCATTTGGTGTCAGGTGGTGAGTTACCATTTACTTTTATGCGGCCGCAAGAGATGGATATCTCGGCATTTCAAGATTATTTTTGTGAGCTATTACAACCAATCGCGCTACAAACCGGACAGTTTGAAGGTGAAGCTGCGGCTGCTGCATTGGCATTTTTGCCTGATGGAGGTTTTTCTGATACTACTATTAACTTCAGTACCAGTAAGACCGAAGGACTCAGTGATTCTATAATGACTGCTCCCGATGGCAGATCAATCAAAGTCAGTAGCAAGGGAGGTAAAGGTGCACCAGCTTCAGTGGTCAACATTCTCAATGCCTATGACGAATTACAACGCACAGCCAACGGACGCAAATTAACTAAAAAACTAATCAACACAGTTGAAATTCTCAACACAATCAAAAACACAGGCCAGGCTGAAGGTCCGTTGGTGTTGGCACAACAGTTTGGTATAATCACAGAAAAAGACGCAGAATTTATTCGAGCACTCAAGCAAGTAAGACCTTTGCCCTTGGACTCTTTCAAAGATGTCAGTATCAGAGGTAAACAACCTTCTAAAAACCTTGTAAAACTAGCCAAGGAACGCAACACTAAAGAACCCATGCAGGTAAACTTCTTTTACCATCTCATGGCCAGTGTTGCTTTCAAGGTAGCTGACTATGTCAACAACAAAACTGATTTCGGCAAAGATACTGCTGTTATTCTCAACAACAGTGCCTTGATCCAAGTCTACACCAAAGTAACAGCCCGTGGACAACAATGGACATTGCAAAAGTTTGGTAGTAAGTGGCCTGGATCTATATTCAGTCCCATTGCACTTGATCCTTCCAAGTCATATTACAGCACAGGAATCAAACAAAAATTTACTTTTGATATGAAGCCTAGAAAGAAATCTTTAGATGATCCACAATCAGCTCATGCTGATATATCTGATCCTGACACTGAATTCAAACGCAGCAAAGTAAAAGCAGCGCAACCTGAATCACCGCTGGGTAGTGAAAAAACTCTAGGACGTCGCAGACGTCAACGTGCAAATACTGATACATGATCAGTGATATTAAATTTCTGTGCTTCTTCGGCGCTGAGCCAAATATCTTGCGGTGGTAGCAAATACGTGCGTATATCATCTTCGCTCATACCAGTACACTGTTGATAGTGATTAAGCATCCTGGTCTGTGTTAGATCAAATTCTTTGATCCTTGCAAATAATTCGTGTGCCTTGCCATCACTTTCCCAAGTAAACTGATGGCTCAATATTGATGTGTTAGGAGTTAAAACTCTACGTCCTGGTGCACCCGATATAAAGATCAGCAGTGCTGCCGAAGCAATTTGTCCCAGGCCAACTGTTTTAATTGGGGTCGGTGAACTCATCATTACATCAATAAGAGCAAAGGCCGCGCTCATGTCACCACCCTCGCTACATATCATCAACAGTAATTCTTTCTTCTTTCGTCGTGTTACATAATTAGATTGAAGAATCCATTCAATAACTGGTTTAACACTGTCTATGGTGATTTCTCCCATGAGAAGAAACATTCCCGAATCATTTATCGAAGACACTGCTACTTCATCATCTTTTTCTGCTGTCATGTAATCTCCGTGAAAAAGCCCAAGTACATTATAACATGTAACTTGGGCTTTGCAACTAGATTTGGTTATTATTCAGCTGCGCGATTGGCGTTGGCATCCAATTCTTTGGTGACATCAGCAGCACGAATTTCGGTGGCTTTACGAGCACGAATTCCATCTTTACGTGCTTGTAATTTATTAGCATCGCCCATGGGCAAAGCCACCAAAACATAACTACGGAAACGAGTACCCTCGGCAATGGTTCGAGTGTCTACGATCTCAACACCAGTTACATCAACCTGTGGACACATTGAACGAATTGCAGTTTCACTGAGTTCGCTGCCACCGCTTTCATTGTCCATCATAAAGACTTTACTTTGCTGATCAACCTTGCCGCCTGCTGACATACAAATTTTGCCCATTGCCATGAGTTTGGCTTTGGTACGAGCCATCTCCATGTCACGACTTACTGAAGTGCCGTTTGCATAAACTGCACTGTCTGAACTAGGTACTTTCTCCATCCATGCCGGAGCCTTGTCAATAGCACGTTCAGCATACTTAACCTGGCGCTCGCGTTCAGCATCAGCACGTTTTTCAAACTTGTCATTGGTTGTACTACAAGCTGACAAAGTTGCGGCAACTGCTGCAACAAAAACCAATCGATTCAACATTTTATACCTCATTATTTAGAAGAAATCCAATCGCCAACACGACCTAAGTCTTTGCCAGCACCACTAATTGTACCACCTATTGTGCCACAGGCTGCTAGGCTTGTAACTAATAGGGCCAAAACTACAATACGCATAAGACCTCCATTGTACACGATAAATTAAAAACGGTCAACCACTACCCATTCATTGGCATTGAGTTCGCATACAACACCTTGATATTGGCGCAGATGATCTCGATCCCAAGCTGGTTCCAGGAACCAACGACATTGCACACCGTTGTGCCAAAAACGATCAGGATAATTTGGATGGGGTCTAAATTGACTAGACTTACCAATCATACCCGGCGATGTTTTTTTAATCATGTCAGCATCGGGATTGTCTGAGCATATCATTACTGAATCAGTAACAATTTGTTTTTTGCTCACACGATCGCGTACATCGCGTTCGGCTTGCTGCACAGCCTGCGCACACATTTCGGTGCTGGGACGATTGCCATCCCATGTAACTTCACCGTGAGCCGGATGCCACTCGTTATTGATTCGAGCACGAAACTCCACTGTACATTTCTTGCCACCGTTGACATCAGGTACTACCGCACGTCTCAAGTCGGCTCGTTCTTGGATGGTTACCTGTGTTCGACTCACTGTTTTATCTTGCAAAACACAGTCAGCAGCACTGGCAGAAAGTGCAACCACACTCAGCAATGTTAGATATTTTACGGACATTCTCTAAGTTCCATTAACAGTTGATCAATAAGCCAATTGGTACGTCCACTACTGGATTCGATACGTCGATAATAGTGTTCACCGTCAGTAAACTGTTCCCATGGACGAGTCAGGTTAGTAAACTTTGCAAACAACATATCGTCAGCACTCATTTTCATTTGTTGCAACATTGCTACTTGTTGCTTTTTGATTTTGCAATTGACTCTAAAAGTGTCTAAATCGTAAATAGCCATTGGTTCTCGAATCGGAGCACCTGCACAACCCACAAGATTACTAGCGATTGCAATTATAGCGAAGATGCCACATACGAGCTTTGTACTGACCTTTGCGCTGTTCATATTGCTCCTTGGATTCTAGTTTGTATTGAGCTTCATTTGCATAGTGTTCAAGGTATCGTGCCAACTGTTGTTGATTCAGACAATCATTTGGAACCAATGCAGTGTCCAAAGGCGGAGAAATACTTGGTGTCACGCAGCCTGCCAACGGCAGGCAGGCAATTAAAAGCCATCGCATTCTTGACCTCGCTTGTTGTGTTTGTCCTGACGTTGATATGCACGACGGTTCCGTTCTACGTGCCCACGGAACGGGGTATTGGCCCCATAGAGCTCTACACAACGACGTCGTTGCCGCGGTACTCTAAACTGTATATTTTGTGTTTTCATAATTGAAAATCCCAGTTAATGTACACAATTATACACAAACTGGGATTATTGGTCAATGGTTGCTTTTATACTAACGAATTGTGATTTTTGTAAGTGTATTCTCGTATCCAATGCTCAATGTCAGCTGGGCTTTTGGCACCTTTGAGAACTAGGTACTTCTCGAGGTCTGTCTGTGACCGACTATCTAACCATTCCCGTACACGTTCTTGGGCACGTTCCATCATTTCTCGGAGGCTAGCAGACATGATAAATCGTTCTCCGAAGATAAGTCTCAGCACGTCGTTGTCGTGCTTTGATCATTGACTCTATTAGAGAATCAACCAATTTTTTTATTTGACTCATTATGTCTTGACCTTGGCTTCTTTGGCCGCTGGCACCACTACCTGTTTCAATGATTCAGTGTAGGCTGTCCACGCATCATTTTGGGCACGAGCAAATTCAAAGCTGGCTTTGTGCACCACTTCAGCTGCTGAACGAACTTGTTCAGGCAAATAGGTAAGTGCAGTTTTTGCAGTTTTTTCCACTGAGTCAATGACTTCAGAAGCTTTGATTATTTGAGTTGAATAAAATTTAGTAAAGTCCATTTTGGTCTCCTTGTAGTAAGCGAGCAAATCGAACAGCCCGACCTTTCGGCAATGTTCTTTGTTCAACTTTATTTAGCATTATATTGTGCGTTGCAACAAAAATCAAGTATTTCTTTCGCCTTTTGTTACGGGATTAAATAATACATTGATTAAGGAGATTTGCAATGGAACTTTTTATTTTATTGCTAGTGGTAATTGGAGCAGTTTGGTGGTTTACTTCGGTTGAGAACAAAGCAGAAGAATCGGGTCGTCATCCCTTGGATGGTAATGTAACTAGACAAGAACCTGACTTAACCACAATACCTGATGGGATTGGTCATCAATCAATTACAGTTGCTCCGGTACTTACACAACAATTGGACGTACCTGCAACAGAATCAACTGCACCCAAAAAATCACGTAAACCTCGCGCTAAGAAATCAGCGGAGTAATTCTACAACTTGGTCTCGGGCAAGATTTTTGCCCTTGGCCTCACACTGTATATCCCACTGCTCTGCAAAGGTCAGAGCATATTCATTAACAGCCGAGTTCCAATAAAAGTCCGAGTGTGCTCGTAGCTTGCTCCGAGTGAAGCCTCTTGAAAGCAGTTGCTCAAGATTGGGTCTAGTACAGGGATCGTGATCCACCAAAAGATCTTCACGACTAACGCTGTAGTGAAGCACAGGGCGAACACCGCGCCAACTGTCCAAAACACGCTGCGCACGATCATCATCAGGAGTGATGTATTCTCCTGTTTTGACCCAGTGATGATGTATATCCAATGTAATTGGAACACGATGAATAACACCCAAAACAACATCAAGTCCATTTGTAATTTCATCATTCTCTATAGCGATTAGATTTCTAGCTTCGGGGGTCAATCTATCCAAAGTTTTTAGAAATTTGTCAGGCCCGCCTTTGCCTGACAAGTGTATGTTAATTTTAAATCCATGATCATGCCACTCAGCACCATAGCCCATCCATCGTGCAAGATCAACATGGTACTCAAACTCATCAATGCTGCGTTCAACAATATCATCGCTTTCACTTGCAAGAACACAGAACTGACCGGGATGGAAACTCAGACGAACACCTAGTCTACGAGCAGCTTCGCCAACAGGTGCAAAAATTCGAGCACAATGATTTTGCACATCACTTTGCTGCCACCATTGTTGCCAGTCCTTTTCAGTGTAACCGTTGAGCATTTCTGAACCAAGACGAACCATGCGCTGAGTCTCAGGCAATGTGCCCACATGCTCTACCAGTGCTAATGCTGCTGCGGCATTATGGTTCATGATTTCAAACTGTCGTTGCTCGGCTTCGTCGCGATGCTCACGCAACCAGCGCATAGTAGTTGAACGTCCGTTCATGTGACGACTAGCCGACGTGGGTTTACGGCCAGCTACTTCTTCGGGATGATCTAGCCATTTGCAGCAAAAACCAATTTTAGTAGTGATAGGCATGAATTTTAGGTTTTACCTTTTCTTTAAGATATTGTAATTTTATACCACATTGTTGATAACCTTCGGCAATACCTAACACGTAACCCATTGACGGCGATCCAACAATGGGTCGTTGCATTTCGTAAAAGAAAAAATGCTCGTTGTCTTGACGCCAACGACGACGGTTATAGTATACTGGATAACCTTCGTATCGGTCAAGTGCTGCAATGTCCGAATCGGTTAGAAGCCAAAGAGCTCCGGGAACCACAGCACCGTGTTTTGGTACAATAGTAGCATGACTTCCAAATTCCAGTTCCCAACCTTTGAGATAAAACGATCGAACAAATTGAGCGGTTGGGCACCGAAACGACATTTGGTTATGGTTCATGTTCGAGCCATAACCAAAATATAATTTTGGTAATTTATTAATAGATTTGAGTTTCATATAGTCAAAAAAAAATCAACAACTTAGCAAGTATAAGTTATTGATTTTTTAAGGCCAACTGGAATTTTACCGAATTACTTTTCGCGCCAAAGATCCAGGGTTGTACAGTGGAAACCTCCGCCCAGCGTTCGGCTGTGTGTAAGCGGAATTGGTATAGTGTGGATTCCTTTGGATCTTAGTATTTCAATAAGAACTGTTTGAATACTGTCCACTATAACAAGTCCTGGACGTACCACTAACATGTTAAGACCAATCCATTTGCTGGCATAAGGATATTGGTAAAAGTCCCGCGGCACACAGTCAGTTATGTATACCCTTGTCCAATCGCGCAAACATTGCGGACAATTTTCTTCGTTGACACGTTCACCATTGAGTAACACCAGTCCTTCTTGTATTGGTACAATAGTTGAATCAATGTGTACGCCTGAATAGAATCCGCAGGCTTCGATATTGATGTTGGGAAATTGCTCTCGTAACCATTGCATAGCAGGTACATTACCACTTTGGCTAACTAGATAGAGCCAATTGTCGTTCATTCTACACACGTTAGCAGCATCTAGAATAAATCCCTGATCTCTAGGCATGTGTCGAACATTTTCAGCCATGTCAACAATATCTTGCACACATTCAATTTCTTGATCTCTACAAGGATACAGCATAGCTGGATCTACAATGGTATTACCTGCAACCAACAAACGATCACGAGGACAATAATTGTACATACCTTGATGAGTGGCAAAGTCGCGATCGTCGGGGCGGTAAACTGCTACACCAAGATTGTATAATACATTGCACAAATGATCTAATTCTCTGTTTGCTTCATCAATGATATTCTGCGGTACTGGGCCTGATGGAACTGGAGTTTCTTTCCATAGAGTACGTTTGCTTTCTTGCTGAAATACCGGATCATGGCTAGGCCAATTTGCACCAGTGGCAGATCCAACAAGTATTGCTCTTAGCGGATCCCATTCATTAAAACTGTGTATTTTCATATGCCTGTAATTTGTAATGTGTATCGTTCGGTACTGCCAATGTTGGCAGCAATATGAGGTAAATCGTTTTTCCAACAAACCCAGTCGCCAGCTCGCCATTGTACAATTGGGTTCCCATCAAGTTCTAAATAATGTCCCCGATCCCAGTCTTCTAAAAATACTATTGCCCGAGTAATGTCTTGATCTTGGTCTATGTTGTAAATTTCTCGAAATCTACTGTAAGTGTCCCGGTGCTCGGGTATAGTTGTGCCCGGCTCCATTCTATACACACTCCAGCTAAAGTGTTCAAAATAGAAAACTCCTCGAAAAAACTTCATCCAGGGCGGCTCTGGATTGCGCATATCGTACATGTCACCAGTAAATTTGGTTTGTGTGTATCCAAGCTTTCTCCAGAGCTCTTGGGTAACAGGATCGTTAAAAGGTTCGTTTTTATAATCTAACAATCGATGTTGATAACCCCACCATGGTGCAAGATGTCCTTGCGACCAATGATTAGTTTCTAGTATTGCCATAGTGTATTATGGTCACACGATTTGTTTGTGTGTTTAGTTTGCGCCATGGGTCAACTACAACTGAGTTAGTGGGAATGTAACTATAATACTCATCGGCTTTGACATCCCCGGTGTATCCGTATGTAACTGCACGATTATGTGCCATCAATACTACCGAAGGTTCTGAGAGTTCGGTTACTACATCTATGGGATCATCGGCCAACGGATCCAAATACACAACCCTGCGACCTAGTTCCTGGATATAGAATCCAACTAGTGTAGAGTAAGATCCAATACAATAAGGTACATCAGGTTTATATGCCTTACCATGAATAACAATCGGACTGTTACCTAGTTGATGTAGATCTGCTTGCTCTACTAAAAACTTTGCAAGATTTCGTGCTTGGATTTCGCGAGCATGCATGATGGTATCAAACAGATCATAACCTATATCATATTCTTGTGCAAGCCAGCGCAAGGCAATGTTATCACGTGGATGGCATGCTCCAGCATCGCCCATGCCTGCTGTCATGTACTTAGGTCCCATGATACGCATGGTACTACGAGCCAGGGCATTAGTTACTACGTCAACATTGATATTGCCAATCTTGAGTGCAAAGTCTTGAATCATGTTAGCAAGACCAACCTTGGCGCTGATGTATGTGTTATAAAAGATTTTAATAGCTTCACATTCGTCCCAGGTGCCAACTTCGTATCTAGGATCATTCTTCATAATACCCCGATACAATTCAATAAGTTCGCTGGCAACTCCTGTAACACTACCGTCTTCGGTGCCGATAATAACCATCTCTGGGTTAGCCATGTCCCACTTAACTGAACCCATAGCAATCAAGTATGGATTGTATAAGAATTGATGTTTCTTATCAAGCAATGTAATGAACTTACGACGTGTTGTCCCCGGGAGAACTGTGCTAATTAACACAACCTTTTTACTTGATTTGGCATGTTGGTTGATTTTAAGTATAGCATCAATCACAGCTTCATGTCCAAAATCTCTAGGCTCCATATGAGAACTAGGAATTGATCCATCATAACCTTCGGCATGCGGGGTAGGGACTGCAATAAAAATCCAATCACTGTGGTTGATCATCTCACCGATGTCAGAATATACTTGTACAGTTTCACTTTGACGAGGGAAAATATCATATCCATTAGTTGGATACCTCTCAGCAAAAACTTCAGCACAGTCCAAACCTAACTTACCTAAACCAATAAAACCTACTCTGGGCATAAACAATCCTTTGTTGAAAACATTAATTATCAGTGAAAACTGATGGTCTATAAATAATTTTAACATGCGTTATCAAAATTTACAACTCCAACCTATATCTATTTCCTTTGAATCAAAACTTTCGGACAATGTAGACACTGAATTTTCTGTGGGTACTCGGTTTGCCTCAGCTAGCCAATTTGTCAAATTATTACCGGGCCTGACTGTATTCACTGATGTTGTTGAGCTTGGCAATCATGATCAACTGCGTATATTTGTAAAGAATATAAAATACGGGGATTCAGTAAGAATTAAAGATATTGAAATTGGTAACGTTACTTTACAGCATTACATTTACCAAGGGTGCCAATATCAGGCTGCTGCCAAAGACTATTACAAACCTGGCACTGAATTTCATCTTGACGGAGTGTTTGAACTAGACATTACAATGCCCATATGGCGCTGGTTGCTGAATCACATTGAAAGAGAGATACGTGAAAACCGAACATAACTTGCCGGAAATTATCAAACAATTACACGACAACAATCAAGTTGAATTAGATTCTGTATTACACTGTGGTATTCCATACATGATGTTAGATTTACATGCACCGCGATTTTCTCGAGATCAAACTCAGAGTTGGATCAATCAGTGGTTTCATTCACAATCCACTGACCAAACTCCGGAAACAGAGTTTACAAAATTAACACATCGGTCATTTGAAATTGACAGTGAGCTCAACAAGGGTTGGAAAAGCCGTATTATATTTGGTCCAGCAGAATGGTGCGAGCATTGGCATCTTGGAACTCACGAAGATGAATATACATTAAGTATCAAGCATCGCAATGATTTTAATTTTGTTTGGCTGGTCAAAGAAAATCATCCAGTGCGCACATGGATCAATACAATGTTCACCGATGATGAATTACTCAATGTCACTGCTTGGGCGATGCCGCCTGGAGGATATTTAAATCCTCATCAAGACTCTACTACCAATCGTCACGGTATAAACAATCTTTATTGGGCTGTTCAATGGGATCCGGGTAATGAGTTTGGATTCTATCGTTTTGGAACCATACCTATCAAAGAAGGATCGGTGTGTCTGGTCAATAACTATTCTTATCCTCATTGGGTAGTCAACAACAGTAGTTCTGATCGCCTTGTATTAAGTATTGGTGCTGATCTAAATAAAATTGAGCCTGACATTATTCGTAGTTGGCATCTGATGCATAGTCTCGGCCGGGGAAATAATCCTGCATAGTACCTTTGCGACCTAGATCCAGCGTATGACAGTGGGTACCAGCGTCCCAGAAGAACTGATGTCTACTGGGTATTACGTGACATGTAATGCCATAGCGTTCCATTGCACGTATGACATTGTCATCATGTTGTGCGACCACAGCAGTCTTGGGATCAATCATTAGTATGTTCACAAAGAAACGTGTTTCCAATGCATTACCTGTCCAACTACGTAGATAACTATCAACAAAATCTGTGAGTGCAGCCGTGCGTTCTTGTCCTCGTAAATACCAACGTCCAAATCCCCACTGTCTGATCTTTCGCCATCCTTCGCTTTCAACAAGATAACTGTTGTCACTACCATAAATTATCTCCCATCCGGGAAAACTCTTTTCATAGTTTGTTCGATCATGGTAGCTGACAATAAGGCCCGGAGCAACCGGACAAAATGTGCCATCACTGTGTCCTCCACAATCAATAATGTTAGATCTATATTGAGTTCCAGCAATTTGCTGACTTATGGCAGTGAGCTCAGGAGTTATTTCATCATAACTTTCGGTACTGAAATACAGATCTCTCCCAAGTCTAGTGACCATACTACCGTTGACCAAACGCCAGTGATCACTGATGTCAACTATCTGGTTTCCTTGTTCTATAACCCATTCATAGATACCATTGTAAACTCCACCGGGATTAGTTGATCTTGGTTCCATGGTATACCAAGTTTCATTGCGCCAGTGCAGATATTGACATTGATTTATTAGAATTTCTTGGATATGTTTGGGGAGTTCTTTGAAACTACTTTCGCGTGAGCAATCTGGCCATCCAGGTTGACGAACGTCTTGATAAAACTGGCCCCAGCCTGGCCATTCTTCATAATGATCAGCGTAGACCATTGAATCTTGTGTGCGATTTATATAAAATAAATCTCCAATCATTACATGTGCGTCTCTAGGACACACCGGCGGCCTTGGGTACTCTTTAACTGTTTTGGATTCTATTGATTCTGCAATTTTATGCCAGTCACTGACATTGGGCCTAAATACTCTTACTCCACGTGATTCAATAAATTGTGCTAACGCATCAAGATCTTCCTGCGTTTCAACAACTATTTTTTCCAATAAGTTTCGCAGTTTGGTATCTTGTACGTAGGAGAAAAATTCAGGTGGCCAACAACTCCCGACTACACAAGCTTGAAGTGGATCCCAATGTTGGTAAATTTGTAGCATAGGTGATTATGTCAATTCCGTTAGAACAACTGTATGATTTTTATGACAGCATTATCTCTGATAACCTAATAATTTATCAGTTCTGGCCACATGGATCTAAAAACATCTTGGATTTAAAACCTATACAAGCATACAGTTTGGAACAAGTGGTCACAGACCCAATTATGATTTGCCATGACCAAGAACCATTGCATTTTGATTTTTACACTTCAGACAAAATATCTGGTCTATGGGCTCACGGAGCTGGCTCTGACTGGCCACCAGAGTTTGCAGAGTTTTGGGAAAGTCGTAATCTTAGATCTGCCTGTGAAGTAAACATACACGATCAATGCCTGTTGTTGCACAGTGAACAACGTAGTAAAAATTTAAACCAATATCAACAATCAGGCTTTGTTCCTGTATATGTCTGGAGTCACGGAATTATTGCGAGAGACTGGTATAGATATGCAGAGATTGACCCGAGATTACAAACCCAGCACCAGTCAACTTATGATTTTAACATATATGCTCGAGCTTGGACTGGTACAAGAGAATATAGACTGATGCTGTTGGCATTGACAGCGGATATATCGCATCATTGTCGTGTGACATTCGCAGCCAATGATGGTGGATCATATCAAAAATATCAACCCACTAATCCAAAGTTTTATATCAATCATTTTGATCTTGTAAATCTCTACAGTGACAGTTCGATTAGCAGTGACTCAAGTGCAACCTACAATTGGCAGCATTATCAACAGTGTGCAATTGATGTTGTCACTGAAACTTTATTTGATGATGATCGAATGCACTTAACCGAAAAAGTGTTACGCCCCATTGCCTGTGGCAAACCATTTATCATAGCCGGTCCTTGGGGTAGCCTTGAATATCTAAGAACATATGGATTTGAAACGTTTGAGAGTTTGATAGATGAAACCTATGACACTATAGAGAATCCGTATCAACGTCTACGTGCATTGACAGATCTAATGCGTCAGATTGCGAGAATGTCTGGTCACCACAAAAAACAACTGTATCATGCCATGAACAACATAGCTCAAAGAAACCGCAGACACTTTTTCAGCACAGAATTTTTTCAACAGTTAATTGTTGAATACAGTGTTAATGCTAGAGATGGTCTTAGGCAAGTGTACGAAAGTTGTCAAGGCACTGAGTGGAACTCGCACATGTCTGTGTACAATCAATATCCCAACTTGCACAGTGAAATCTTAGATTTACAATCAGTGGTGCTAGATAGACTCCACACGACAAGATAGAATTTCCAGTGTTTCTAAAATTACGTTCGCTGTTAGATCCACAACATATTCACCTGATCTAAATTTATTGTCCAAAACTACAAAATCATCAGTTGTGGTATACCATTCGTTTAATATATGTAACAATTTGTTTTGACAATCAATATATCCATAGGTATAAATTTTGTGAAATTCTATCTTGTTGATGTCGGTTTTTTCTGGAACCCTAAACCATGTTACACTGTGCAATAATTTGAAATTGCTATTGCCCTTGAAGCTTTCTGAATGCGCGGCTAAACTCCACTTCACTGCTTCCCCAATCGGTGCCATTTGAGAAATATCAGCTAGTAATTGTTTACCATCAGTTGTATCGCGAAAATCAAAAGAGTAGCTTGATCCATCTACGGCCCATACAGCAGTAGATACCAACAGTATAAAAGATACAAATAGTTTTTTCATAGCGGTTCCTGTATTTGTACTTACAATACAGAACTGAAAATTAAACCATGTGTATTATCCTCGGTGTGGGGGTGAAGGTGGCGGCCCTGGAGGTGTTGGTTTAGGCTTTCGATGATTGTACCAGCTCATATGTATCCCCAAAAAAAAGCCCCGTCGCCGGGGCAAAAAAATTAAATCCAAAGCCAAATACCTTGACTCATTAGTAATAATCCTAGAGCTGCTACTCCTATACTACTATAGAACATTGTCATTGATACTGCTAAGATACTTGCTGATAATAATACGATTGCAAGTTGATATGCTGTGCCTGCAAATGTCATCCAAGGACCATGACGTTTGGCCTGATCTCTGTCGGCTTCAAGATGCTGTGCTTTGGCCATAAGTTCTCGTTTGCCTTCGCCTTTTTCCGGATCGCTTTCGTAGCGTTCAATTTTGGCCCGCATTTTTTCTGCTTTGACCCGATCGCCGCGTTGAATAGCATCATCTAAGTTCTGTTCGGCCAGTGCTTGTTTAATTGATTTTGCTTGATAGAATGCCCATACGTTGTTTGCTGCAATGGTATTGTTGAGTACTTTGCTTGAAAATCCATTGGCCATGTAAGTATTAACCGCCAGCAGTAAGGCGATGACTGTGATTACCCACCCTGCTTTGTCTTTGATTTTTGCTTCGGCTTCGCTGCGTGTTAGGACTTTGCCTGTGACTTTGTCGATCATTTGTTTCATACTTGTCCCTTTTCGTTATAGTTGATATTTATCCGTCGATCTCACAATCAACCCACTTGAGGTTATTGTATTGATTATAAAACAGTGTGCCTTTTGGCAGCAAACAACGACCTAACTCGGGTCGCATTTCTATACGTATTTGAACCACACTCCAAACCAACCAACACAAATACAGTATGGCTAGAGAAGTCAGACTCCAGCACATCACTTTGTATTTGATTCTTTTTTTACGTGCTGCTCGTGCGCGAGCTGCTGCGCGATCTCGCTGCATTTCAGCAGCGATTGCACCAGCCTGTTCAACACCTACAATTTTCATCATGGCTTCAACTTCGGTCCACAGCGCACCTAGTTCTGGTGGTGATTGATACACCATGATCTCACGTAGTTCTGTTCCCATGGCGTCTAGCTGCTTTTTAAGTAGCACACGCTGCAGAGCACGTTTACCTATACTATCTTCGCCGTGATAGACTTCGGTTTTGCTACGGCGTTCTTCTTCTTCAAAGATTGCATTGCATTTGTGAAGGTTATCAAAGTAAACTCCTAGCTGTTCTCCAATCTGTGTGTAGATATTAGTAGTATCACCACTCTGTTTGTTTAAGTTGATGATGCGATTTTTTTCTTCAATGTATTGATTTTTTTCAGCAACAGTTGGGGGGTGATCTTTGTAAGCACGATGGAATTGATCATCAAGATCCTTGAGAACATCCTTGATGTCCCCAGCAGCACCTTTGATATCTTTATAAAGCTTACATCCTTCTTTGACGAGCTTTACTGCCCCGTTGGCCAAGGCAAACAGCGTTAGCGGATCCACAGCTTGCTCCTATTTTTGTTGTTTTAATAGCTGTAGATCTATTTAAGTGGATTGTTAAGAACTTTTCTTAGTTGTTTTTACGCAAAATACCGTCCCATTCAGGATCTGGCGCTTGATCCTTGAAACCTCGGATACGCTCATGTAAGATATCATAAAAACTATCAACTTTACCGCCCCATTGACCTTTGAGACGAGTAATTCCTGACAGACACCCGTCCCAGTCTTGAGCTCGATATGCCTCCATGAGTTCGCGATGCCAAGACTGAAGTTTATCAACCACAGCAAGCTCTTGGAATGGAACATACTCAAGAACACAGTAAGCAGTGACTGGATTGTTTTGATTTGGTAATACCATAGTGTCAAGTTCTAGTACTATGTGTTTTTGCTCAAGTTCGGCTTTGGCAACGGGATCAAAAATTATGTGCATATAAATTCCTTTTAAATATGTATCATGCGTATTTCATTTGATTTAATTTCAGACTTACATATCGAAACCTGGGATAGTTTTGATTGGACTGGCCAAGCCACAAGTCCATTCTGTATTGTGGCCGGGGACGTTGCCAAAGATAGAACCATAGTTTTAGAAACCTTGGAACACCTGAACCAATGCTATCGTATGGTATTTTACATTGATGGCAACGATGAACACAAGTATTATATGGACGATGTTGGCCGAAGCTATCGAGAGTTAGCTGCCTCTATTGATGCCCTGGACAATGTTGTGTATCTACAAGACAATGTTGTTATCATGGACGGCATAGCTGTTATTGGCACCAATGGCTGGTGGGGGTTTGACTTTGATCCCAATATTGATATAAATCAAACCAAGTATTGGTGGGAAGAACAACAAGTTGATCCAACTAATGCTCGAATAGTTGAAGATCTCAGTAGAACTGATGCTGCTTTTTTAATCAAAAGCATTCAAAGATTGCAGCGTCACCAAGATGTACGTCACATTGTTGTGGTAACTCACACCGTTCCAAGATATGATCTCATAAGCCATGATCTTCAACTTGAAGGAACCTATAGATTCAACTGTATGGGCAACAGTTTGATGGAACTGGCTCAACATGCTGATACAGAATCAAAACTACACACTTGGTGTTTTGGACATTATCATAACTCAGTAGATAGATTCGTCAACGGTGTTAGATTTATCAACAACTGCCGCGGGCGTGGAGACACCGAGCATAGTAACCCGGTGTATTATCCTAGACGTATTGAATTAGATTAGGCTTCGGCTTCAATTTTAACTTGAAGCGGGTAGTTTTGAGTACGTGCGCTCACTGTGACTTCAATGCCTTTTTGTTCGGCAAGTTCGTAAGGCAACACTGCCACAGTGGCCGAACCGGACTCGTGTATATCCATAGTGATATCATGAGCGGTAGTGGGAGTATAATCAAAGAACTCAACTAAGCTACCAATAACAAATTCCATGCTGGTTTGATTGTCATTGAGATAGATCACTTTGTACATTGGTGGTTCTTTGATGGCTGTTTGTAGTTTTGTACGTGATTCAACGAGTGCGTCAGATTGTGCCATTTTAGATTCCTTGATTTCTGGGAGGGACAAGCCCTCCCATGTATTTACTTTAGATTAGTTTGAGTAAGTGATTGCAATGCTCTTAGGCTTAATAACTTCAGGTAACTGACGCTCAAACCTTACAGTTAAAATACCATCGCGGCATACAGCATCAACAACTTCAACATACTCACCCATGGTCCAGCTACGCATGAATTTACGATTACTGATTCCTTGATGCTTGTAGCTGTGTCCTTCGGGAAGCGCAGTATCGCGCTTTTCACCAGTGATGATAACATCACCATCACGGGTAGCAACATCAATTTCACCTTGCGCAAAGCCAGCCACAGCAAGTTGTAGTTCAAAGGTATTTTCGCCGGTTTCTACGATGTTGTAGGGAGGGTAGTTGTTATTGGCAGCATGATCAATTTGATTCATAATTCGATCAAATACGCGATCTACACCAATTGCATTGCGGTAAAACGGGGTTAAATCAAAAGCAGTTACTTTAGTCATGTCATTCTCCTCGTAAGCAAGTTGACTATTGTAGCCCGACCATCGGCACTACAATACTATTTATTATACACTAGATCCAAAATTTGTTTTATTATTTAGGTCAACTACAAAGCGCCATCTTCGTGCGGTGTAACTTCGTGGGTTCCAAGTCACAGTAAAAAAGGTATAAAGATTATCACTCTCAAAACAGACTCTATGAAATAATTTGACTGTTTTGGATGTGTAAGGAATTCCATACTTCTCGCTCCAGGCCTTGAGTTCGGTTTCAATTATGTTTAGGGCAATTGCAACAGAACGCATGTGCTGGTCACGGGTGGGCAATGCGAACTCAATGTACATCAGTAGAATTGACGAGGTAATTGTTGGCTGTTGAGGTATTTCTTCCAACGAGCACGAGCAGAATTGCGCTTGATTTTTCTAGCTGTGGTAGGTTTAGTGTACTGTTGACGCTCCCGCAGATTTATCAACAGTTGCGATTCTGCAACTTTTTTCTTGAGTTTACGCAACGCTTTGTCAACATTGCCATCTTGACCCACATAAACTACTAAACCTCGACGCACTAGATGTTCTCCTTTGGTGTAGGGGTATTTACCTGGTCAAGATCAATTTCTACTAACTTTATTTCACGATCTTGATAGTGTTTTAGATTGTACATGTGTGGCAACAAGATACGCTCTAATTCACTGTGCAAGCCCCGTGCTCCAGTTTTATTTGCTCGAGTTCTGCGAGCTATTTCTCTTAGACTTTCTGATGTAAATTTTAGTTCCACACTGTCTTGTTCAAACAACCATTGATACTGTGAAATGTAATTGTGTTTGATATCAGTGAGAATTGAAATTAATTGATCCTCATCTAGATCTGACAATGTGACCCAGCTCGGAAAGCGTCCCACAAACTCAGGAATCATACCAAACTTCATTAGATCATCAGGCACAACTTGACTTAGACTCACGGATTCTCGTGAACCAACATCAGCGGCGAAGCCCATGGCAGTACCTTGTACACGATTCTTTACAATGGTGTTAAGCCCAACAAATGCTCCACCGGCAATAAACAAGATATTGCGAGTGTTGATTTCAATCATTTCAAAGTTGGGATTTTTACGTCCAGCAACTGGGCTTACTCTACAGGTTGTACCTTCAACAATTTTTAGCAATGCTTGCTGAACACCTTCTCCGGATACGTCTCTTGTGATAGATGCCGACTCACTCTTACGTGCAATTTTGTCTATTTCGTCAATAAACACAATTCCGCGTTCGGTTTTTTCAACATCACCGTTGGCAGCAATCAGTAGTCTAGATATCAATGTCTCGACATCATCGCCTACGTACCCAGCTTCGGTTATTGAAGTGGCATCTGCAATGGCAAACGGAACATCAAGATAACGTGCCACAGTTCGTGCCAATAGAGTTTTGCCCGAACCTGTGGGACCAAGCATTAACACATTGGATTTTTCTATTTCTACGTCAGTGCTGGTATTGCTGATACGTTTGTAGTGATTGACAATTGACACTGCCAACATGATTTTGGCTTGATCTTGCCCAATGACATATTGATCTAAAAAGTTTTTTATTTCAATGGGATCAAGCCTGCGTTGAATATCAACCTTGGGTGTTTCTACTGTGTCGTTTCCTAGCAGTTCTTGACATAGATCCACACATTCATTGCAAATACCAACATGATCACCTACTATTAATTTTTTGACCTGATCCTTGTGCTTACCGCAAAAATTGCAGTGGTTAAATTGTTCTTGAGCCACTATACTCCCGTTGGGTTTTGTTTGTTTAACCTATCAGCTATCTGTTCACGCTCGCTGTAAGTTAATAATTCTGGATCGTATTCCCCAGATTCAATTTTCTCAATTAGATAATCAATATATGCAGCATCATAAGTGTAACTGTCACTGATGTCTTTGTCAACTTCAATCCACTTTTTGCCATTGTACTTATAAAGCTGGCTAGGCATGATATCAACTCTTAGGAATGTATCACCTCGCTTTGGCGTTTCAGGGAAATCAATTCCAAACCCCGATACATTTTCAATCTTGGGAGCATTGTCAGCATGTAATGCTAGATCCTGCATCCATGGCAGTTGTTCAATTTTTCCTGCATCTAGTAGTCGGCGCTGTTCTTTGATGGTGGTTTCTGGATGTGAGATTTTCCATGCTCGCATGGCTTCTTTTTCTTCGTCGCTTTGCTCGTTGTCAACAATTGGTTCAACAACATCTACTACAGGCGGATTGCCTTCTTCTAATGCAGTGTCATAGGCTTTTTCAAATGCAGCAATTTCTTGATCAGTCCAGGGACGAATTGTTATTCCGGCTATGTCTTCGGGTGGACGAATATTCATTGCAGCCGCATCGTCTGATGAGGGATCCATAGCAAGCGGCTTGACTCCTTCTGTATCAAGCGGAGGCGGCATGGTATCATCAGAATCCAGAGACGAGGGACTCCCAGGAGCGACATCGGATTCGACTTGAACGTCAGGAAGCGGTTCAAGATCGAGCCCTTTGACTTCTGGCGGATCATCACGGGATTCTACGGTTGCGGCTGCAAGCGATGAGACTTCATGTTCAAATCTATCACGTTTGATCCAACTCATGCTTTCTGTTGCTGCCAACAGCATCATGATTGCAAGAGGATCAAATACAATAACAATACAGATGATGACCCAACGCACTGCTTTTTCCAACATTGTTTCGTCGGGTTTGTCATTGTAAATCAACGCTGCGATATATTTGATAGGGCCAACTTCGGCTTCGACTTTTCTTAGTTCTTTGGCAACAGGAGCTCGTTCTTCTTTGAGTCGCGTGATTTCTTTTTGAGCTTTTGCAATGTCGTTTTGCAACGAGGTGCGTTCTCGAGACTGCGCTTTACGTATTTGGTTACTTCTTTCAGCTCCTCGCTCGTCTGACGACCTTCCAAGGATTTGATCCACTTGGCTGTCCATTTGTGCAAGTGCTCGGCGTGCAGACTCGATATTGTCTTGTTGCGTTTTAATTTTTTCATCGATCATCGTGACCTGATCGGCCACAGCGCCCGAAGGCACTGCTTGATCAAGGTGTGCTTTGGATAAGAAACCAAAAATACCCATGCTGGTCAACATCATGAGAATAACCACGGCTGTGCATAGATATGCTTTCATTAATAGCTTGGCATCACGCCAGTATTCATGCAACCACAGGGTGACAGTGACCTTGGCTGTTTCTAAGATAGATCCCATGATGGCAATGGGTATCACTGCGGCAGCAAATATAGCCATAAGGCCAGCTATACTGTAAAAAGCAGCAATGGCACTGAGTGCCACTGCTACCATCAACATAATATAACTTAGAAACAAACTTTTATTCAGCGATTTCAGAATCTTCTTCCTTGTCTACAACTTCAACTGGTAATGTATATTTAACCGATAACCAAGAAGCAAACCGTATATCGGGTATTTCGAACCATATTTTACGAGGCTGTGGTAGCCAAATACGACTTGCCTCTGCACGAAGTGTTCGTTTTACACGTCGTTGACCTCGCCAATTGCCGGTACCAAACCAACGATTGGCTTCACGTATAACTGCATACCAATCAGATTGTAGTCTGCATGTTACTAAAATTCTGTGCATAAAAGCGAACCGTTATGTCTAAGAGATCAACAATATACCAATATATCCTGCTAGCGTGACTGGAATTCCAATGTACCAGGCAATGCGCTTACCACAGGTAGTGACCAGCAATCTGACAGGTATAACATCTACCCTTGCCATTGCACGATCCAGTCTGCACCGAGCCTACTCTGTGCCCTTGATTCGTACTACGAATATAACACAGTTTTGTCAAAGAGTATCTGGATACATTTATTCCTCTATTGACTGCAGACAATGCTCAACCTACTGTAGGACTAAATTTTTCAACTGTATCAGCCACGCTGGGGTGTTACCGTGTTTGCATATCGCAGACTCCCCGCATCAGTTCCTACTGAACGCCCTATGCACTTATAATTATACCAAGTTTTTGGTAAACTGTCAATGACTTCGGTTAACTGATAACTGCTTTTTGTTTGGGCCTGTCGTCTCGAAAACAGTGCCCGTTTTCTCGAACCAATTCAGCAGCGCCCTGCGGATGGTCTTCGAACATCTGAATTATGTCCTCTTTGGTAACACCAGGCTCGGCACTGACCACATAGATTTCGTAGTGCCGATGAGTGTTGTATTGTGCTCTGAGTTGTAGGTGCATCAAATTTGGAATACGAACCTTGGCGGTTTCTTCTCGGAGTTTGGACCACATAATTGATTGTGAAATTTCAGTAAGGTCTTCGCAATACTCAAGACCGTACATATCCCACATCACTAAAAATTGGTGCTCGTTCATGCTAATCCTCGTACGAATCTATGGTAAAATGCCGCAGCCAAACAACTATATGCTAAGTCAGGTCTATCAACACGTTGATAGTGTATCCAGTGCTGGCCATCTAGTATAATTTCTTCAACAATTCTAAATTGTCGGCCGTCACCATTGCTCCATGTTTCACTCATGCGTTTTCTTAAGCTCCTCAAAAACCATCTCTTTGGCTCTGGCATTGAGTTCTTCGCGTTCGGCTTGAATCATCTTCCAGGCCATGTCTGTTATGTACTCTACAATAGTATCTTTGCCTAGTTCAGTTAGACCCGAATACTCTCGTCCCACTGAACTAACTCGATAATGGCGATCGCTTTTTAAAATTTCTAACAATCCGCCATAGAGTACATCTTTAGTAGAATTACGTTTCATTTTTGTATTCCAATATCTAAGTTGTAACCACAACAGTTTTATATGTTGTATCATAATGTGTATCCACTTTCGTCATTTTACAATTTCAATGGTGTTACCAAGGGCAAATTGCTCTACTCGGTGTTGATCAAAACATTTGGGACAAAGACAATTGTTGCCGGGTCCGCCCATGCCCGAGATTATAGTTCCGCATCTACTGCAAGATCTTACGGCTGCTGTAGAGATCATACCGGGTATAGGCGGAGGTATAACGCGATATTGGTTTTTCCCGCAGGGTGTATAGCCTATAATTCCTAAGTCGTCCATTTTAATAACCACCATTGAATGTCATTGTAATTGGTAAATCCCCAACACTCTTGATTGTCTTGATTGTTACTCCAAAAGCATCGAACATACCCTTGTAAATTTTCTCTACACCAAGACCAGTAGTCTGTCTTGGTTGTTCCGGAGGCATTACGAACTTGCCCGACTGTTACAAACCATCCACATAGTGTAGAGTGTAAATCATGTTCGGGAATCCATAGTGGACTAGCTGGATCAACAGAAACTCCATTAAAATTTCTATCTATCCACTCAATGAATTCTTCTCTGGTTTGTATCATGCCCACCTCAAGGCAAATATACTGTAGGTTTTGGCATTGGGAATTGTAACAACCATGCCTTCTACTGACGAATTGTACTTTTGACACCAACGTCGGAGGTCAGTGTAATGTTCGTTCCAAAAAGTTATGTCTGACAGTATCACTGTGTACTCTAAAAAGTCATAACCTAACTCCAAGGGCGAATGTGTAATAAAACGTCGTCGATGTGGATTGTCATAAACTACAGTCATGACCACCTCAACGCAAATAGTGTAGCATCAGTTTGATGAGCAAAGTAATAGACTCTATGAAACTCGTCTTTGTCATAGGGCACATCCCAATCCCAATCACGTTCATCTATGTTCTTAGACAACCATACAAGAAGATTCATAAAATGATCCTGTCCCTTCCAAGGCATGGCTACTGGAATATTACACCAGTCTGCTTTCATGCCCACCTCAACAAGTATAACATATAATCTGATTTATTACGAAAACAAACATATCCACGATTTCGCCACCACGATCGATTCAGGGCGTAGCCGGTGTCGGGGCCGATATCACCAAAAGTTTGGCGACACCATTCTATCCTGGCGTATGCTTCGGGCATCTTTGCTCGGTAATAGGTCACAACCACCTCAAATGAAAAAGCATAATGTTAGCTTCACCGTAGATCACAACGTCATGATGAACAGCATTGTATTCCCAAGGGCCGCCGTAGGTTCTGACTCCGTATGTGTGGACACACCAGTCCAAGATTTCTTTGCACATCACCCAATTCTTATGTGGTAGATGAAATAATTCTTTCATGACCACCTCAACATAAACATCAGTGCTTCGTTTTCGTTCCCAAAAAAATAATCAATCTTGGACCGGTCGTAAGTGTTGTACCCGTCTTGGTGTACATCATTAGTGATATAACTCGGACAATGCTGTTTGGCCCAATCAAGTGCCTGCCACATTGGATCGTAGGGCAAAGTCACTGTCATCGGCTATATTTTAACATGAACATCATACAGTCAGATTCTTTTTCAAAAATCAATCGTGCTGATCCTTTATCATATTTCAATACAGCTCCCCACATTGCAAGATGCTGATCGCGTTGTTCATACCATAATTCTCGACTTGTTTGACCACCTGCAGGTAAAGAATCAACAAAGTTATCCCACCAGTCAGGTCTAGTTCTATGATCGTTGTCGATGATCACTACTTCTCTAGTAGTGTTAATTGGTAACTCAGTCATCGCCATCTCAATGCAAATTCCACAGCGTCTCTTTTGTTTTTAAATTCCCAACGAGTAGTATAATCATGCCAACTATGAGTACGCTCGCGCCAGGGTGCAGAATTTTTCCGACCATAGCGATCGGCTAACCATGTCCAACGCTGATCATATTCTTCGTAGGTTCGAACCGAAGTCACTACACTGTAACTCCAGAGTCTGCGATCCTGTCTACGCTGACTGCTGTTCATCTCCGGGTTCCTTTATGACATCAAAGATATCACCGTATTCAACAAATGGTTCCATGCGATAGCTGTCACCCTGGCGTTCTGTTGCAGTGTAATACTGTTGCTCAAAAATTGGCTGTAACCAAATCCATCGGCCTGACACTGTACGACGTGGACGCCAGGCCCAGGTCCGACGCCAGGTATAGCAACCATCGTAATCAAAATGTTTTGCTGTGGGTGGTTTATAATAGAACATCGTCTTCACCGCGACATTGATGTCTAAGTGCCAGCTTTTCTTTCAACCATATCTTGCCGCAATCCGCACAACGCCAGGCGGTACCGTCGCGACTAAAAGGATAATCTCTAATAGGATGTGATCCTTGTTTGGTTGTGATTTTTTCTATCTTGGGTTCCATTACAATTTTTCTCCAACATCAAACCCACGGAAGCGTACAAATCTAGGGAATCGCAGTGAGTACGATCCGTCTTGGTTCTGTGTTACTGCATCGGCTTCTACTTCAACAATCTGACCCACGATATTATTTCCATTGACATGATGATTCCAAAACTCATCTCTATCACTATCGCTGAGGCCACTACCAACATTGACGGTAATGTGTCGCCCGTTATCGGATCCCTCGCAAACGAGAGCTCCAAGTCGTCCCAGATTTCTTCCAGTGCCTTCTTCAAGATTGACAACCTCCAAGTCTACTGTGATTGTGGGTTTCCATTTCATCCAATTACTGCTGCGTTTACATTCGTAGTGTGCTTGAAGGTTCTTAATCATAATACCTTCAAAACCTTCTGCCACAGCGTCTTGTGCAAATTTTTGCATAGTAGATTTGCCAACTGAAGTGTCAAGATCTACTTCAATACCTGGCATTATACGAACGCTGGGATTAGAATCTAACAAAGGACGCAGCAATTCAAGTTTTTCACTGCGACGTTCTTGTGATAATTGAATCTGTGATCCTCGTTTAAATGCATCAAGTGACACCCAGTCAAACACATAAAACTTTGAATCATTGGCATTGGCATCACGTTTACGACGTGCTTGCTTCATTAGGGTTTGAAAACTTTCGCCAACAATTTCACCGTCAAGAACTATTGGTGCACCATTGGCCAGTAATCGTTTGATTTCTAGTGCGTTACCAATGAGTTGATCTTCTATAACACTGAAGTTTTCAAAGACCTTTCCGTTGCGACTGTATAGAGTAACTGCACCGTTATTGTCAATTACAGCCAACACACGAACACCATCAAGTTTGCATTCGATTCTGGCACGACCAGTCATCTTGTTGGGATGATCTGCAGAGTCTGTGGCCAATTGACAAGTAAACACTGGTATAGCCCAGTCGCTTTTACCTAGTATCTTGTTCAGTGTTTTTTCACTAATGCCGCAGCGCAGACCTTTGATCAATACACGACGACACATGTCATTCCACTCTTGACTATCAAATTGGCGACTGCATTCTTCCACCATTTGGCGCATGTGATTACCAGTGACTGAACGAGTGCGTAGTGCCTCGCATAGTGCCCAGAACTGTGGCCACGGATTGGGCTGACCTACAATATTTTCAGTTTCAGGAACCTGTTTGATATTGTAAGTGTAAAAAGGATTGTATGCAAGATAGCAATTAAACAAAAAGATTTGAGCACTAGAGCTACCTAGTTTTGCAGCCATAAAGGCTTTTTCAATAACCCGTTCTTTGTGTAAGCGGCTATCTGAGCTTTCAAGATCATGGATCCAATCAGCTGCCACCGGTACTCCGTTAAAAGAAGTGTCTTTGGGATTGAACACTTGTGCCATAGTATTTAGAGTCCTTGTAACAGATTAAAAGCGTATTATAAAGAATTATTCTTATTTGGTCAATTACCAGCTGGAATTGTAGTAGACCTTTAGGCCTAGAAACACTTCGGCTTTGGCTTCGCGAATAAATTGCAAGTCCTGTTCTCGATAATACTCATCTGATGGATTGCCAAAGAAAAACCCTTCGGTAAAAGGCAGTTCTCCGGCTGTAATGGTTCGTTCCAGCCGTTCAAGATCATCCCAGGTAAGTTCAAGTTCTACACCGTTAAAGTCCCCACCATTGGGATGGTGGTCGTCACCGGGGCGACCTTTTTCTTCCCATAGTCGCTCCATCCAACCGTGTAGGTTTGGATGTTTACGCCAGTATGAAAGCTCTCGATAATCGTCACTGTCATTTTTGGTAGTTGATCCAACATAAGCGTACATGTCTAAACCCACGGTGTTCTCCTTATCGAGTGTTAACGATTGGTGTTGCGTTACCGATGATCATAGTACACTTGGAGTTCGCAGCACATTCTTCCATAGCCAATGCTTTCTTGTACTCGATCAACTGGTTGGTAATACTTTGTGTCAAGATGTTGTTGCGACGTGCAGTACCTTCGGCCTCGGCAACTACACGAGCAGCTTCGGCCTTGGCCAATTCAAGCTCGGCTTTCTTGGCTTCGATCTGTTTCTGCATCTGCACGTTGGCAAGAATACTGTTTTCAATTGCAGGATCTGTTATAACCTGACGCATTACAACACGAGTCACAGTAAACACACCAGGATCCGATTTATCCAACTCAGCCTGCACATTTTTCTGTACAGCAGTAGCAACTTCATCACGGTGTTGGTGAATAGTTAGCGAATCGTGTTTGGCAACTTCTTCATAAATTGCAGTGCGACTCAAATTCTCAACTAGTTGATATCCTGCGTACCAGTATCCATGTTGGCTACGTGCATTTTGTGCAGCGTACTTGGTGTAGAGTTCAGGAACTTTGGCGCCGTTTACTCGGTAGTAAACAGTCAAATCCATTTCTTTCAGCGTCAAGTTGTCCTTGGCCTTGGGTGTCATGTTGTCAAGATTTACAGCAGATTCTTTGGCAGTAAACTCTCGCACACTAGACAGCACCGCAAGATACATGCCGGGTTCAACAGGTTCAGCGTTGACTTTACCAAATGTAGTACGAACACCTACGTTGCCTTGGTCAATAACACCCATACAACCACCTAATATCAACGTAGTACCAATGACCGCTGTTGTAATTAAACCTCGATACATTTTAAACCCTTTCTAATAAAACGATTACAAACAAAACCGCTGTGGCACTGATACCACAATAGGCCATGCGTTTAGACCATAACCCGGTCCAGGCCTTTTCCTCTTTGTCCATGACATAGTTAATAACAAAGAATCCTAGAGTCAGTACAAACCAACTCACAATTAATCTTATGATCATTTCTTTTTGTCCTTGGGAAATTTAGTACACCAGATACAGCGAACACTGGGCTTGGCATAAAAGTAACTGCCGGTGTCGGGGAATTTACCTTTGCAGCCGGCACAGATATAAGTTTGCATAGCCGGACCCCAAGGACCATCCACAGCCGCTTGCTGCCTGGGCCCAAGGTCTCCAGACACAGGCTTTGCTTTAATTTTCGTATTCATAAGGATCAATCAAGTCGGCTTCAAGCACAGCATCTTCGTAAGTGGCAGCACCAAGTTGAATTGTGGTGCCATCGGCATAGCAGGCTAGATATGAATTGTACAGCGAATCGTATTCGATGCCGGTAAAAAAGTTACCCATTAGAGTCCTCGTAAATGGTTGATGACAATACGTGCTTCTTCAAAGTCGCTGCGAGCCAAGGCTTCTTCGATCATGTGTGCATGCAGTTCATGCAACTCTTCTAGCATGGCATTGACTATTTGGCGCTTGCGATTCAAGCTTTGGAATTCCACTCGCCGGTAACCACTAAATTGACGACTATAATCATTCACAGCAGCTCCTTGTTATTCACTATACCCATATTATAGCAAAAAGGAATTTATTGGTCAATGGTTGCTATTTTTGCAACTTTTCCCAGACCAACTCACGTTCGTGAACGTTTGCTACTAACTTGATGTAGCCATTGGAGAAGCAAGTGAGTATTATGTCTCGAATGTTCTGTGGACATGTAGGATCAAATTCTATGCCGGCACGGGGAGCAGCCTGGAATCCGTCGCTGATAAAGTAATCCGGATCACCTTGGCGAATTTGTCGAATTTGACGAGTCGGAAGATTATCAAAATTCATTCAAAGTACTCCACGGCATGAGGAATATCGCGCCAGCGTCCCCACCAAGTGCGATACTGCAATACATTGGCAGTGTTGCTGCTGCCTAGTTCTTGTTTGGCTGTCATCATGCTCACAGAATATTTTTCACTGTATTCTTTGACCATGGCAGCAGTGATGATTCGACGTCGCTGTAACCAACGGAGTTTCATTATTTTTTAAGTAGTTTAAAAATTTTATCGGCTGTGACTATTTCATGCAACTGCTTGACTTCTTTGACTCGGACTTCAAATTCCACAATCTCCCAGTCATCAAGTTGACGGCGATAATAATCCGAAGACGAGTTAAGATGTTGTGTAATTATTGCGCGAAGCTTTCCCAGCGTATCGTAGACCTTGCCAGAATTGTTCCAAGTGCCGTCGGACTTGCGAAACAGTTCAGGATTCTTACGATTACGTATTTTATAGTAGTTCATACTTTTTTACGATTTAAAATATCCCAGGCCATGCCATGCCACCGAGTAAAAACCACTCGCCAAAATCCTGGAAGACTTCCAGCGGCGCAACTCATTTCCCACCATTCGCCGTCGGTACCTTGATACACTACGCGGGCATCAATACCGTAGATACCTTTTACTTTTTTAAGTACTTGCTCGGCATCGTTGGTCACACTTGTAGCACCATCTAGATCTTGTAAAAAGATGATGCCATCTTTGACTCCAACTATTTCCCATTGGCTACGCATAATTTTTAGCAGTTGACTGCTTCCTGTTTGACAGCAAAGCGATACAGTGCATCACATTCTCGAATAAAGTGTTCACCTACGTCCATGCTTACATAATCTACACCTTGCATACCTTGCTCGGTATATGAGACATCAAGTATAGCGTCGGGGCTAAATCCAAACGTCTTTTCCATACAGGTAAGGAATGTGTGTTTCCATCCCATGTCCGAATAGATCAATCCGTCTTGGTCTACGTCCCAATCTCGTGTATCAAAGTAAACACGAAGTTCACCAAACTCGTTGTTGCTACTTACTGACGCAAGTTCAACACGATTGACTCGGACGGTTTTGTGCGCTTCAGACCAATATCCAGTTCCTGCAGTTTTAGTAACAAAATTAACTTGTCGATCAAATATCATTCTGTTGCCTCGTTTATAATATCTCTAAACTCTTGCATAGTAAATTCCCGACCTCGCCACCACGCCACAGCTGGGTCTAATACTTTGACCTTGAGATCCAAGGTAACCTCTACCCACAGGTCACCGTTTTGATGCGGTGCATTCTTAATGCAATATACGTTGCCTTCTTTCATGCTGCCTCTAGTTCGCGGATTTGTGCTGCCAGTTTCTGGCGCTGTTCGTCAATGCGAGCATTAGATTCTTCGTCGAGCTCGCCGGCAATCTCATCAAGATGAATCAGCTCGTTGTACAATACATCAAGTAAAGTTTGGTCAGCCATAAAATTACTCCTTGTCCATAATGTATGTAAACAGAACCCACTTGGCACGGTTAAGCAATTGGCGCTGGTCTTCGATGGTGTTGAAATCAGGCTGTTCGTATGCCATCATTTCTTGTGCATCCGACATCATGGACGCCACAATCATTGCCGGGCCACTTAGTTTAAAAGTAATGCTAGACTCTATTGCTTCGCGCATGCCGTCTTCGGTTACACCATACATTGAAACTTCACGCTTTTGCTGTTCAGTTAGTGATTCGTAAATTGCAGTGGCCATTTTGTTATCTCCTTAAACTTCTTCCCAACGCCAACCTTTGAAATAAGCCCGCATTGTGAGCAGGGCTGCAATAAAAGCAACGGCACTTAAAACAGTCATTTGTTGCTCCTTGTTATCTACTATACCCATATTATAGCAAACAGGGATTTATTGGCCAACCAATTTCTAATGTTGCTTATTCAACAACAGTCAGCATACTTGCAGGAACACGCCATAGTCTATTATGAGGCGCGAGTTCTGCAACAGTTACATACTTTATTGCAACTTTTTCTACAGTACAAATCATTTCACGACCAAGGCGGTTATTGTAAAATTTAACAGTTGCACCTTTTGCAACACTGCGTTTCACAGCCTTTGCCAGTTGAGTGCGACGAAATTTTACAGCAGAGGCAATACTTTCTAGTTGCTCATTTGTAAACGAGCCAAACATGATTGCTGAATTAACATCCTGAATGGAAAGTTGCGACATTGCTAACTCCTAATAAGTTACAGTATCGTTATTATAAGGAAATTGGGATTAATGGTCAACCAAACTGTGTGTTTTGGAATCTTGTAGCTGCTGCTTTTTGCAAGGGTTTTTTAGATGGTGTTCCGGTGCCTAATTCATCGTGAGTATAAAATCCATATAGAAATACAGTTCTATTGACGATACGATAAACAATGCTGACATCAGGTGTAAGGTGTGCATGACGAAGTCCCGGAACTTGTCCTAAAGGTGCATCACCTACAAAAGCTCGGTCAGTGGGATTCCATTGTTGATTGGGGTCTTGTCTTTTAACATGCATGAACTGTCGAAGTTTAGCACGAACGCCAGGGTACGGAAGAATTCGATGGTTATAGGTACGGCGGAAATCGTTACCGCGAAGAAATGCTGTTTGCGGCGTCGTATGCTTCATCCCAAGAATCCATTTCTGCAATTAGTTCGTCGGCTGTCTGGGGTTCGCTCCAGCTATCCGATTCATGTGCTTCCATAATACGCACAAGATCTTCGGTGAGAAAACCAGTGTTATTATTTTCAGCAATCTCTTCACGCAGGTGCCGGCGTCGAGTAACTTCGGTAATTTTCATAGCAATATTTAGTTAGATCAAAAAGTCTGCACTATAGCAGTATCTTAGTAATTGGTCAAATGTTGTTAATTTGTTATGATCTGACTTGCTGCTTGAGCTGTGGTGTAGTTGGGATTGGTTAGATTACCAGGCTCTGGTGGTGTAGCCGGAGTCGCAGGAATCTGACTGTTTAGACCTACCCCGGCGTTGTTGAGAGCCGCTATGTTTCTAGCTTCGCGTAAGGCACCAACTATAGCCTGTCCGGTTTGATTGGTAGTCTGTGCCACTGCTTGAAGATACTCTGCAGGTCCCCCGGCTTCGGTTTGAACTCCCCAGGTATGTAAATTATCTACAAAACTTTTCACAGCTGGAAAGCTATTGGCCACAAGATTTGCATAATCAATATCAGCAGCGTCAAAGTTCGTGACTTGGATACTGGCGGCTTCGCTTAGTGTGGTCCAGTTGTTGTTGATGTTGGCAGTTTGGCTGGGGTAACTAGATACTAGGCCAGAAATTGTTGTGTTGGCTGACGAACACAGCGAAATAATTGCATCATTGATATTAGAATATGTTCCTTGTCCTGGTCCAGTAGGTATCACAATGGTATTACCAAAACCTGAATATCCGCCTTGTAACGCAGTGACCATACGAGTGTAGGTTGTGGTCAATGTTGACACATTCATTGTTGCAATGTTGCTGGTTGTGTTGGCCAATTGTCCGGTGATTCTATAACCCGATGCTGAACCCATGACATCACCGATGGTCAAAGTTCCATTAGGACCAGTACCAGTGGCTACAGAATTTGCAATGTAATTTTGTACTGACGTAGGCACTGCTTGAGTTTGACTGTTAATATTACTCAATCCTTGATTAGTTTCTAACAAGGACACTGCTGTGGCAAATTGTTCTAGACTTTGTATTTCGCTGATGCCTTTGACTTGATCAAAACTGGCCTGCAAGGCTTTGTTGGCCAAAGCCTGATCAGCGGGGATAATTATTTTCAGTCGTTCATATGTAATCATGCTGGTAGTTCTCGAATATAGTACTGAGGTAACTGTTGCTCTAGATTACTGTTCACAGTTCCTTGATTATCCTTGTAGATTCCACGAACTCCAACATTAGTCGCAGTGGTCAATGTAGAAAAACTAGTGGGAAACATTTTCACAGGATTGAGCAAATCAGCTAGAGTGTTGATATTGGCTGTGGTTACATCTAAAATTGCTAAACATTGCTCTAGTGTTGATCCAGTAGTTTTGACCATGACCTGATAGGCTAATTTTTGGTAAGTATCAGCCATATCATAATTGGGATCAGTTATTTGATCAAGTTCTGATTGTGGTATGCCTTGCGCTAACAATGATGACTGTAGATCCGGGACCACGCCGCCTTGACTAAACAATTGATACAACAATGCTGCTGGTGATCCTAGGTTACCTAGATTTTGTAAATTAATAAGTTTACCTAACTTCAATAAATCTGCACCAAATGCCGGAAGTGCCAAATTCATGTTGGAAACATCACCAGTGGTTAAACTGTCCATGTTGGTGTATGTTGGTCCTAGATAGGTGGCTGAATTTTGTGAAGTGTTGATAACTTCGTTGGTCAAAGCCACATATCCCGTAGCTGAACTAAAAGCCTGACAGAATTTGCTTAGATCGTTGGCACTAACAACTGCATTGGCTTCAGATAATATTAATCCTGTTACTCCGGGTGCGGCATACCCAACTGTGATGTTAGTGATATTGGCCGGTAACGCATCGGCCAATGCAGGACAGGTAGTGCTGCCTATAGTGTACATAACATTTAGAGTTGAATTTGCCAAAGGAGCAACATTGGCCGGAAATGGCACATTGGCCGGAGTACCACCAATAGTGATTGCTTGATGTAACTGTGCCACCCAGGTCTGTGCGTTCCAACTAGATATTTGTGTAGTCAGTGCGGTGCTGACACCAATGCCTTGATTTTGTTTTATACCTGCTAGTGCAATTAACTGTAATGGAGTTGTCATGCTGCGAATACATCTCCTGAACCTTGTGCAATGGATGTGCAACCACCATAAGCGTCACCGACTCTAGCAATGGGTCGACCGTTAACAAAAACTGATCCTGAACCTCCGGTGATTTGTGCTGAGTGCGCTGGACAACTATCGCCTCCGGGTTTCAAATGCACAGTTGAACTATCGCCTTGGCGAGCAGCTCCGCGACCATTAACAAATACATCACCAGACGCTGATTGTATGTTATGTCCTGAACAATGTGGTACATTGGTGTCACCTTGTCGAGCTACTGCGGGCATTTTCTATCCTCATTAATTGTTGCAATTGATTGTTCCACTGTTCTATTTCTTCATGCTGCTCTGGAGTATGCGGTCCAGGTGGAATTTCTGGGGCAAATTCTATTACGTGATCAAAATCGTCAGGAATAGAGGCAAACTCGTTGTATGTTTCAAGTTTGCCTCTGCGCATTACTACAAAACGATGCATTATCCTGTGATAATTTGCTTGCGAACTGGTGCAATACCAGTTGTTGATTCAATGTAACTATCACGCACCTGTTCACGAACTTCAGCAAACAAACTTATGTTTGCTTTATTTATTGTGACAACGGCGTCAAGATCTGCGGTAAACAAACTGGGTATCAGTTGGATACCATTGGGTCCGGGTAACACAGTCAAGGGACTGGATACTGTGATAGTGTCACCGTCATCGGCCATGACTTTAGCCACCAACTCGTCACCGTTGGAAATTTTAATACTGTATACATCGTGTATTTTAAGCTGCATTTAAAAACCTTTGTTTGAGTTCTTGGAATCCGCCCACATACTCGTCGTTGAGTATGATTTGTGGTACTGTGCGAGCTGTTGGAATAGCTTCTAATAGATCTTCTCGGGTGTAACCATCACCAATTTTGCGTTCTTCAAATTCTATGCCCTTTTGAGTTAACAGGGCTTTGGCTTGATCACAAAACGGACAATGATACTTGCTCCATACTACTGCTTTCATTATTATTTCTCCTTATAGTGCTGGCAACTCATCGTAGTCAATTTCATCACTCATGACTCCGATAACATAGTTAGTTGATTCGTTTTCCTGCAATGCAGTTTGCTTCTTGTGTGTATCAACATGTTTATTGAACCAAGGTATTGGAGTTGATCTTGGATAGGGTTCGTTGTATTTGATACCAATTTCTTTGAGTGCATTGAATGCTGTATAGTCCATGAAGTCTTTGAGAATGTTGGCGTTTAGACCAATCACTGGACCTTTTTGGAACAGATAGTCTGCCCAGGCCTTCTCTTCGCGTACTACATCAAGGTACATGTCATAAACATCGGCCAAGCATTGCTCTTTTGCTTCGGCAAATCGGGGATCGTCTTTGACTACTTGGTTAATTAGATAGCCGGTCCAATCTCTGTGTAATATTTCGTCTTGTAAAATCAATCCAATAATATTACCATTGCCAATAAAGATTTTGTTTTCTACCATGGCAAGGCTAGTAGCAAAAGAAACCATAAAGCGTAGAGCTTCCAAGGCATAACTGGCATTGAGTGCTAACCAGATCGCACGGATATGTTCGCTGTCGTCAATCTTCTCACCAGTCTCTCGTCTGCAGTTGATCAAGTGCAGTCGATCATAGAAATATCCAACGTTTGATGCCATGTCAACAATGGGCTGTGTGTCATGTATGGAGTTGAATACTTCCTTGGGTACATTGTAGATATTGCGAATAATGTGTGAATAACTGCGACTATGAATATTTGTTTCAAAGAATGTCCAGTTATAGATCAAGGCCTCAAGTTCAGGTAATGATACCACCGGTGTAAACACTTGGCTGGGACCACGTCCTTGCAAACTGTCTAGAGCCGTTTGACGTAGTAAGTTTGAAGTAAAGATATGTCGAACAGTTTCCGAAGATTCTTTGAAATCAGTGGCATCCTTGGTTAGATTCACTTCTTCGGGCACCCAAAAGAATCCGCGGGCTTCTTGCTCAAACTTTACTATCTTGGGATACTTAACTTCTTCAAAACGCTGAATGGTAACAGGACCTTCGGGATCCAAGAACATTTTGCGTTGTAGATAATTTGTTTGATGTTTTAAATCGTACTGTGCTTTTGACATTTAATTTTACCTAATTTTTTATTGTATCTTATTGTAAACATAGAATTGCAAATTCTCAAAACAAAACCAAGTTGATTACTTGATCTAGGATAAAAATTCAATCCCTGTTTAACACGGTGGCCTTCGTCTCTAATGTGTATCATAATTTACAGGCCTCGCAGTCATCTTCGTAGTCTTCGGCTATTAGCATTTCATACTCACGTTTTAGTTGCTCCAAGGATTCAAGTTCGTCAGAGTCTTGACTTTTAGATCCTTGCTTGTTGATCAAACTATAGTAAAAAGTTTTAATACCCCAGTGGTGTGCTTGCATCAAATTCTTGGCAATCAATGTTGTAGGCACTTTGCGGTTAGCAAAGTGTGCAGGATTGTAGAATGTGTTTGTTGATATTGATTGGTCTACATAGGCTTGTAGCACTGCTGCTGTTTTGAGATATCCAACACAGTCAGTTTGATCCCACATCAATTGATATTTGTTTTTAAGTTTATGATAATCTGGTACTACTTGTGTAAATGATCCTGCTTTGGATTCCTTTACAGTAATCAAACTCATCGGTATCTCAATACCGTTAGTACTATTAATGACAACAGAACTACTCTCAACGGGAGCAATTGCCATAAGTGTTGCATTCCTAACTCCATAACGTTTCATATCCTCTCGTAGTGGTTCCCAATCAAGTTCAGGAGAAAAATCTGTTAATTCATTGGCTCCTTCGGCACGTAGTTCCCAGGGGAAAGTACCTTGACCATACCTTGTACGATCGCTGTCTCGGCAGCGTCCACGTTCTCGAGCTAGCTCAACGGTAGCTTCTGTAAGATAAAACGCTTGGTGTTCGATCCACGATTTAACTTCTTTAAGAGCATCGTCGTCCCCATAATTGAGGCCTCGCTTGGCGTGCCAATAAGCAAGGTTTGTAATGCCAATACCAAGCGGCTGGATTTCTTCATTACTAAGGCGACTCTGTACGGAGAGAAAGTCTTGATAGTCAAGTATGTTACAGAGGCTGCGTTGAAGAATTCTACAAGCGCGGCGCATATCTTCCGGATGTCGGAACGCTCCCCAATTGATTGAGCCCAAGGTACAGAGTGCAATTCTTCCGGACTCATCATCTAATCTCCTGAATGGTCGGGTAGGTAAAAGTATTTCGCAACATAGGTTTGATTGATAAATTGTGTGCCATTCAGGATCAAACGGACCTTGATTCATTACATTGTCAATAAACACAAGATAGATGCGCCCTGTGTCTGTGCGCTCTTTTAAAATTCCACTTTTAAAAACTTCTTCTGCTGCAATAACTTTCCGGCGCAGCTTAGGATCTTTCTCGTATTTGACGTATAGATCTTCAAATCGTTGTGTGTCTCTGTAGAAAGCTTCATATAGGTCCGGTACTTCATTGGGATCAAAAAAGGTAATGTCTTCTTTATTCTTGAACCGTCTCCAGAAGAACGCAGAAAGAACCACCCCATAATCCATGTGTCTAACTCTTGTTTCTTCTGTGCCTTGATTGTTTTTAAGCACAATAAGATCATCAAACTGATGATGCCAAATTGGATAGAACACAGTGGCACTGGCATTGCGAATACCGCCTTGTGAACAACTGCGAAGATCGCCAAACCATTTCTTTAGGAATGGAATCATTCCTGTGTGCATGATCTCGCCGCCGCGTATGGGTGAGCCCAATGGGCGTAAACGACCAATCTCCAAACCAATGCCAGCACGTTTGCTGGCATACTTGGCCATCATCTCCCCACTAGCAAATATGCTATCCAGATCGTCGTCACTGCGGATAAGAACACAACTGCTAAACTGTTTAGTAGGAGTTCCAAGACCAGCGAGCACAGGAGTAGCAAGGGTAAAAAGACCATCACTAGCAGCGTTGTAATACTCTTTGATATACCGCATTCGGGCAGTGTTAGGATCTTCACGATGGAACACCGTGGCTGCTGCAACCATGTATCTGACCTGGGGAGTTTCATATATTTCCTTGGTACTGCGATTCTTGACTAGATATTTTTCAATTAACTGTTCAATAGCCGCATAGCTGTACTGTTCATCGCGACTATGATCAATAATTTCATCCATGCGATCCCAGTCTTCTTCGGAATACCACTCCAACAGGTCCGGAGTGTACAAACCGGTCTCAACGTTTCGACAAACAATGTCATATAAACGTGGAACTTCATAACTTCCATAAACGTCTTTGCGTAGCATAGTCAGTCGTTGTTTACCGGCTACGTATTGATAATTGGTGTGTCCTACATCAGGATTTGCATCTACATCAATTAGATCCACACAGGCTCTAAGTGTAATTTCATCAATTTCTCGGGTTGATATTCCGTCATAAAAATGTAGCTGTGCTTTTATTTCAATCATTGATTGGCTAACGTCTGCGGTTCCGGTGCAGACTTTGGCGATTTGACCCTGCCATTTTTCTAGCGCCAAAGGCACACGGCTACCATCTCGTTTGACTACTGTGATTGTTGCCATTTTTCCTCTATCTTAATTTTTGTTTTATTTGTTGCTGTGTTACTTCACGTCTTATGTTACCGCTCTCGAGGTAGGTATTTAAGATGTCATCTGGAGAATAATTCAGTATATATTTCCTTGAGTGGATCAGGACTAAATTGTTCTGATTTTCCTCAACCAACCGTGAATCCTGCATATCGGCGCGATCTAACATGGTTATAGTATACATGATTCCCAGTCCTCGTGCAACATCACAGTAGATATTGTCACTCAATAATTGCCATGGATCTGGCCAATCCCGTAGGTCATCCCAGTGTAGGTAATATGGTTGCCAAGGCATTTGGAACCACCACTGATTTATTGCCGCAAGACACTGTTCTATCGGCAAAGGAATGCTGGAATCTCTAAGCTGATTCCAAGCTCGAAGTCGATCTTCAAATGCAGCCTGCATCAAGCCAAATGTTGTAGACTATAAGTAATTTCACCGCTTTGACCGGTGCTGGTTGTGGCATAACTCACTGTTATGGTGTTGGTACTTTGTGATACTGTTAAGGTCAAACCGCTGGTTGCATTTTCAGTGTAGTCATCGGTGTAGAAATATCCACCTGAGCCTGACCCTGCAATCACACTCAACGTACCTGAACGATAAATGGTTCCACGAACAAATGTATAACGCATGTCAAATGCGTGGAACTGGCCAGTCATTGGACTGCCTGCAGGATTACCACTGTCAGTTGTAAACAATGTTGTGGTACTGGCATTGTCAGCAATTGCAGTTACTTGTGCTGCACCAATTTGATAGTTTCCGATATTTACATAGCGGCCATTTTCAAGGTTGACAACAGGATTATCCAACGTTTGGATGCGTGGGATCAGCGTGGTCTGCACCTGTGTGTCAGTTCTAGCAAACATATCGTTGATGCTGGTGTTGGTGGCTTCGTTGATATAAATTACAGGATCTGTGGGTGTTGCAGAAAATCTGTTGCCAACATCATAAAAGGTATTAAATGCCGAAACACAACGATATGAGTTTTCAAAAACCACGCCACGTTGAAAAATATTGTCAAAGGTCGAACTCACAATACGAATACCTTCAGGAGTTCCCCCCAACACTTGATCTACATAGATACCTTCAAACAATGTGTCAAAATGGCAGTCGGTAAATGCAATACCTTGTACCACATCAGTGACGTGTGAAGCATAGGTGGTATTGGTAAACAAGCATTGTTGCAAACTGATGTTGTTGACAATCAAACTACCAGTGCTGTTGAATACTATACCAGAAATGTTGCCTTCGGCACCGGTAGCAATCTGCGTTACTGTGAGAGGACCAGCAAATCCACAATTTATAAATGTTGTATCATGTGCAGTATCAACTAAAAACAAATCAATTTCCTGTATGCTCTGAAATCCCATGTTTTGAATGCTAATTTCCATTGGCGGTGTCGCACCGTTGTTACCAATTTGTGCACCGGTTTGCTGTAGACTATCACCGGTACGTGCAACATAGGAATTTAGTGATGACACGTCTGACGACTGGTCCATCATGATTACACTAGCAGTAGGACCGTCACCATAGAGATATGCAAATGGTGGGATAATAATAGATTCACTGATCAGATATACACCGGCTGGAAAATACAGTCCTCGACGAGCAGCAACATTGTTGCTACGGCAATATAGTTCAAACATTGCACGATTAATGGCGTCAGTATTGTCAGTAATCCCGTCACCCACAGCACCAAAGTCTGTGACCACTACAAAACTATCAAGCCGTGCCTGCAAGCTCTGAGTTATTGGAGATCCAGCAGCTGGCCCGGTTTGAGCTACATAACCAGCAGCTTCACCTTTGTAAGTGTAGGTATTTTGTAGTTCAAAGATATTGGAAAATTCTGTAAGAATTTCAGTATTTCCAATAACTGGTGCGCCTTCTTGCAGTGTGCCGTTACCAATGAATAGTCTACGCTCGTTAACTGCATAGCCAAATTCTGCACCGCCTAACTGCGGAAGATCGTCTAGTTGTCCCTTGCGCTGGGTAATTCTACTGATTTGAACAATAGCCACTTTGTGTTCCTTTATTTGACCCTGTATTTAGTTGGTCAAATAGTAGAGTTCAAGTCGCTTCCACCACTCGTTGCAATAATAATCAAATTCCTTGCCCTCGAGTATGAATTCCTGGTATTCGGGATTCTTTATGATGTTTAATTGACTGTCTTGCTCGGGTTTTACGCACATTAGTATTACGCCTTTGCGTATGTCTGTGCCGTAGACTTCGTTGTGTGCTAGAGCATAGGCTGCTAATTGTAGAAAATAATCACCAATCCACTCACGCTTTTTGGGCCGGTTTGTCTGCTTGTAGTCCAATATTGATAACTCGCCATGATGTAAGCCCACACCATCTGTTGTACCGGCATATAATCTAGGAAAATAAAGCGGAATTTCAATGCCGTAGAATTCCGTCACACGATCTCTAAGACCTTGATCAATCACAGTTCTAGCCATGGCCAGGCTAGCCCAACTAAATGGATTGGTCACTGACTCAGCAATATAATTGCTGCGTATATAATTTTCAAGATACGTGTGCATTTTTGTGCCACGATTAGCAGCTTCGGTGGTGATTTGCTGCGCACGTTGTGCGCCTACCCGATTACGCCAGTTTTGCAAACTTTGTTTTGATTCTTCTGATTTTGTGCGATCTAACACTGTGGTAACGCTGGGAACTCGACTGCCGTCGGGGGTTTGATATACTCTTTGGCCATCGTCGGACATTCTACTCAAAAATTGATATTGGTATTTTTGAATCAGCATTTAGTAACCCAAATACTAGATTTTGTCAAAAATTCTACACCGGCACTATCGCGATAATCCGTACGATAAAACACACGCTCTATGCCACTTTGATAGATTAGTTTTGCACACTCTAGACAAGGTGCATGTGTGACAAATAAACTAGCACCTAGTCCGCTGTTGGCACTGCGGGCCAATTTGGCTATAGCATTTGATTCTGCGTGTAGAACTTCAGGTTTGGTTGTTAGTACAGCACCATCTTCAAAGAACTCTTCGTGTTCACAATCATTGTCCCAGCCCGCAGGCATGCCGTTGTAGCCATAACTTATAACAGTATCGTCTTTAACTATGACAGCACCAACATGTAATCTTCGAGCGTGACTTAGATCTGACGCACGTTGTGCCCAGTCCATGTAAAGATCTATATATTTCTGTTTCATATTCTGAAACTTTCTCCGCAGCCGCAGCGGTCTCGTTCTCGTGGATTTATAAAATCAAAACCCTCGTTTAATCCCTGGCGTTTCCAATCCATTGTGAGTCCGTCAACATAAGGCAAATCTTTGCCGTTGACATAAATTTTAACGCCATGGCTTGTGTACCCCATCCAGTCTCTGGTCACCGGTGGATTATCAACATACTCTAATTTGTATGCCAGTCCTGAACAGCCAGTGGTACGTACTCCTATAGAAATCCCAACACCTTTTCCTCGACTTTCAAGTTGTTGCTGCACTTTACGAGCAGCTAGTTCGGTTAGAGTAATCATAGTTAAATTATACAGTCCTATTAGAATTAACGCAAATTGTGCAGCGCCAAATATAAATATTTTTATGTTAACAATATTCATTCACGGTGCAACTGCCAGCGGCGCCAGCTTCAATTATTTACGCTCAGATTTAGATGGCGAACATCTAGTGTTAGAGTATGACAGTGAAGATGGGTTTTTCTACAATTTAGATCAACTCAGCAAACAGATTGAAGCTGCGCGATCTCGTGAACTTTTCTTTATTGGACACAGCCTAGGTGGAATCTACAGTTTGAGTCTTGCTGATCGATTTCCCAAACAAACTCGTGGTGGTATTACTATATCTACTCCCTACGGTGGTTCGGAAATAGCGCCATTTCTCAAATACTTTGTTCCGTTCAACCGATTGCTCAAAGAAATAGGTCCAAATTCCAAGCCCATACAACACGTCAAAAATATCACTCCATTGGTTCCTTGGCACAATATTGTCACAGTCAAAGGAAATAGTCCCTGGATTGCTGCTGCCAACGATGGAGTAGTCACAGTTGATTCACAGCGGCATCACGAATGTATTGAGTATATTGAAATGTCGTCTAACCATTATGAAGTTTTAATGAGTCCTGAAGTGGTAAATCTTGTCAAACAAAAACGAAGTCAGGCCTTACGCAAGAAATAAGTTTTAGCCGAACGATTGATCAATTGTCTAATACGATCTTTCAAAGGCACATAGGATTTGTAGCCAAAAGTTCTAGCAAACTTTTGCACAAGGCGATCGTAAAGAGGAATCTTGTCTGCTTCCTGTGCTGAAAACGTTATTTTTTCAGGATGATGACTTTGCACAAACTCTCGTAATATCTGCATGACTTTACCAAACACTTCAAACTCACCGCCTTGACCTGATGTAGTTATTCTGCCACCTACAGTAAACGCAATGTCATACCCACCGTCATTGGTCTCAGTAAACAGTACATCAATAATTCTGCCTCGACTGTCTTGCGTGGTGGCCCTGGTGTCAGTGAAAAGCTTTCGCCAGTGTATTGGTTCGTCGTAGCGGGTTTGTAGAACTTCATTAATTTTCATGTTTTGCTCGATAGTCAGCCAATGCTGCTTTGATTGCGTCTTCGGCTAGAATTGAACAGTGTATCTTTACCGGAGGGAGTGCAAGTTCTTCTGCAATCTGAGTATTTTTGATCTGACTTGCTTCATCAAGAGTTTTACCCTTGACCCATTCTGAAACCAGCGACGACGAAGCAATTGCCGAGCCGCAGCCATAGGTTTTGAATTTTGCATCGGTAATGACGTTGTCTTCGACTTTGATTTGAAGTTGTAGTACATCACCACAGGCCGGTGCACCAACTAATCCTGTGCCTACACTGGGATCGGTTCGATCTAGTTTACCCACGTTTTTTGGATTTTCGTAATGTTCTAAAACCTGTGATGAATATGCCATGACAAATTATAGACTAGAAGATTTATTTTTGAGCACGTTTGGCCATGTTGGCCACAACATTCTGAGCTTGATCAGTGTTCATTTCGCCTTTGGTTCCCTGAGTGTCAGCATCTTCGCCAGCACCTTTGAATACAATGCGTCCGGTTCTATCATCGCCTTCGACATTGGCTATGATATGACTCAGGGGTGGTTGTCCAACCATTTGTTTGAGTTGATCAACTGTGAGGGGGATACCCATTTGACTTGCTAGTTTAATGAAACTAGCAGTAGAAAATGTCTTGGCAACATTTTCGTCTTGAGCACGATTAAGGAGAAACTGGCTTAGTGCAACCAGTTTCCCATTGTCTCGCATTTCAACTTCGTTGATGCGCATTATCTACGCTTTCTGCCAAGGCCCTTGCCATCAGGAGGAGGTAAGTCAATTTCAGCATCAACATCTAGTTCGCCGCCGGGAGGAGGCATTTCACCTGCCATGCCACCTGGAGCTGCGCCACCAATGTCTGCGCCTGGTGCACCAATGCCTGGAATTTCACCAGGAGCACTACCAATTTGCTGTCCAGTGACCACTGACAATGCCTGTTCAAGTTGCTGTTTGGCACCTTGTAAATTTTGAATCATTGTTTGTAATGCTGCGTTGGCATCGTTGTTGAATTGATCAGCTTGTTGTGTACCTACTTGGTTGCGAATTGAGTCTACTAGAGCAGGTAATTCTTTAAACTGCATTTCTGACACATCTTCAAGCATGCCTTGTACACTGTCAACCATGTCTTGTGCTGCAAGAACAACCTGTGCTTGCTGCACTTCACTTTCTTGTAGACGTTGTATACGACGAATTTCACGTTCAGCTGACAGCTCACGTAGACGCTGTGTGAGTCCTTGCTCCATCATCACTAGCTTGAGATAGCTTTGATTACGCTCGCTTTGATGGAACGCAGGGCTAGCACGATGTTCGCTAACTAATTTAGATACGCGGCCCAATAGCTGACGTGTTTGCACAGTATTGAGCTGTTCAAATTGCACACGTCCGCCAAAGTAACTTTCAAATACTTTAGCGATATACTTTGATTGGCGCTGCGCGGCCAGTTCGTTGAGTTTCATTTGAGAATCCTTTATGATGTAAATATTTAGCCAATTTTATACATTTTTCTAATTCTGCTAGGGTCCATGATTGGCGTGCTGCACGATGTTGTGATTTGACTATGGCCAGTTCTTTCAAAACTGGATTATGTGTGTGTTCTTTGACTGCCCGGCGTTGCGATAACCCGTTCTGCGTGTGTTGTAGTCGCTCGTCTAATTCTAGTATTCGACGTGCTAGATTCAAGTTATTTTGATTGTCGGCTATGCACCAGCTCAGGGCTGTTTTAGTGCTGTGAAAGCGACCTTGTGTTGTGTCACCTGCGTCGACCCTATATAAACCTTTTTCGGGCACAATACGATAGCGGCCAAATGCTTGATAGCCCTGATCATCTTTTAGAATCAGATTTGGCTGTAACTCGCGAAGTTCGCTCTGGGCTATTTCTATTAGACGCTGACTGGGTTTCATTTGGTTACAAAGTGAGTGAGCAAATAGCCAATAGTGCTGGCTAAAAATGCAATAATTCCTATGCCCCAATTTATCAATTGATTGTTGCGTTTTTCAGTGATACTACTGACCATGTCTTTGACTTTCCCCACATCGGCTTTTACAGAGGTCAGTGTTGACTCAACAGTTTCTAGTTTTTCTTCAAGAAATCTATAACGCTCGGCGCACAATTCTACGTGCGCTTCAAGACTCTTTTTTTCAATGTCAGTGGTATCGGCCATTTGTTGTTTCCCAATGCTTTATTTATAATTCCATAAACCAAATATTGGCCCCGGAATCAGATGTATCTAGAGCAGGTTCAAGCTGGGTCGTTTCACCAAGATCAACAATCATTGGCACGTTTTCGCAGTCTAGTTTTAACGATGCAAAATTGTCAGAAAATACATCATCTCGATCTGATTCTATTTCAAACCACCAAAGTTCTCCGTCAAATTGTGCTGCTGTGATGTTTACTAACTGTGTGCGCAAACTCAATAATTGTATCAGTGTTTCGTAGTTTCGTTGCTGATTTCGTGAGCGGGTCCAAGATTTTTCGTCTTCAATGAGATTGTCGCGAGCGTCACGATATGGAACTCGTTGACTTCGGTAATGCCCGGTAGTACCGGTAGTGGTACAATCAAACTTGGTTGTGATGCGAATCTTCATTGATTAAATGATAGTATACCTTGACTTGTTCAAGCATGTCAGCTAACTGAGTGTTGTTCATAGCAGCCACTCGTATGTTGTGCCATAATTGATTTTCTTGTTGTAACAACTTAGTAGCTGCAACCGTAGGATCTTCATAGTGTAATTCTCTCGTGGGATTACCCAGTGTTCTACGATAAATGGTTTTGCCACCGTCGGGGCTTTCATATATTAAATTAGGGTTGTGTGCCTGTGCCATCTATAAATTGACAGTTAAATGCAACTACTACCCGATCTGTGTTGCCAGTATAGGGCATGCCCGAATGAAGAATCCAACTTGGAAAAATAATCAGTTGACCGTCAGTGGCTTGTATATCAAAACTTGATGTAAGGCTTGCCCATCTAGTGCCAATATCAGTGTATCCGGGCATTATTGGACTGTAAAATCTATTGCAGCCATTTTTGGCATGTACATCACTGTCTGCTGATCGAATGTAATATATTCCGGACCAGCTAGAATTAGGATGCATGTGCATGTCGTGATAACCGCCGGAACGAGTGATATGACACCAGGCTTCGTGTACACTAATGCCAATCCTAGCATTGGCAGGCCAGTGTTTTGCGTTGGCATCTTTGGCTGCTTCAAACACCGAATTACGACACCACTCCAACAGCGCACGTACACTGTCATGATCATAGTTGAAAAAATCAAAATTGCTTTCGTAAAGCCCTTGTTTGATATTTGAGGCTACACCACTGGTGGATTTTTTTTGTTCTAGATCATAACACACCGTGATTAAATTTTGTTGATGTTCTGCAGCCTGCTCCCATTCAAATTGGTACATGGGCACAGTCCAAGTCGGTATTGTTTTCATGCTGGTATTTACAGCAAAGAAAAAGCCCGGCAATAAAAGCCGGGCTGGGTGCTGCAACCAACTAAAATTACGATGTTGCTAGTTTGAAACCAACGTTGGTTACGTCTGAACCGCTGACGTTAACGCCGCGAGTCTGACCACTTGAGTTTGTGATCTGAACGTTGCCAAGTGCTTGGATAGCTGTCTGTAGTGTAGCAGCGGTCCATGCAGCAGTTGGGTAAACTGCGTAGCTGATCTGACCAGCATTGGTGTTTTCAACCTGATACATGGTGATAGTAGCTTGTGTTTGTACAGCTTGGTTGATGCTTTGTACAACGCCTGGGTCAGTTACATTACCGCACTCATTGCGTAGATCGATGTTCTGATTAGAACCGTTTTGAATGATTGCTGCAAAGTAGTCTAACTTAGGACCTTGCATCTGAACTAGAGCTGCTGATGCACCACCAGCTGAACTAGCAATGTTACCTGTTTGTGCACCGTTTGCTACGTCAAGAGCAAATACCGATTGTGCATCACCGTTTGGACGGAATAATTGTGCCATTTTAAATCTCCTAATAAAGTGGGCATAGCAGCCCTACTTTTATTTAGTCATTTTGGTAAAATCACGTGGGATTCATTAAGAAAATACATTGGCCCGTGGCAATTGCGCTGGTATTTGATCCACCATAGGGGTTGGCACTTTGTGTTTTTTGCAGGGCCGAAGTTGGAGTAGTAAAGTTGCCGGTGTAGACTGCAATGTTGGATACACGGAAATTTGTGATATCTCCGCCAAACTGTTCACTGGCTAGGCCGCCAGCGGCCTTGCCGCCAATATAGAATTTCTGAGTGCCACCGGTGATGTTAGTGGCGTTGGCCACTCCGCCAAATGCACTAATCAAAGTACCATTTTTGTACAAATTAAGACGACTAGAAGCTCTTACTAATGCAAAGTGTACCCACTGATTTTTAAAACTACCTAGTATACCAATACCCATATTGACGAGTGTGTTGGGGCTGAACCATACATAAGGATTAGTACCTTCTAAACTAATACCTTGCACTGGGTAGTTTACCCCTGTGGTATTGCTTTGCCAGTACACTCGAGGAAATGCGTTTGAGTCCGTTTCATATTGAAACCACTCCACAGTAAAATTGCCAGTACCAAAACTCAACCCACTATAGTTTTCATAGTAAACATAACTGGTCGTTGCACCGGTAAATCTATAACTGCTGCCTGACCCAAATGGCGATGTTGATACCACAGTTGCATTACTGACCGCTGTGGGAGTATCGTAAGGGCTTGCAGGAACCGTGTCCTGTATAGTCACACCTTGTAGATTTACACCTTGAATCAGCATTAGTTGTTACGAGCTCGATTTGTAGCAGTAAATCCGCCAGGTAGTCTGTTCACTGCTTTGGCATACCCTGCGGGTGTGGCCATGACCCAGCCTTCTTGTCCGGGATGTTGTAGATCCAACTGATGTAGTATGTCCATTTTTAAATCATGCAATAATAACCAAATACTAAATGCTGCTGACAATGCTTCGGCATTGCTCTTAGGGCTTTGTAGATATTCTACAATATTGGCATACTTGCGCGGTGTCACTGTTGATTGTAGCCAGTCGCTAAAACCACCAACAAGATTGCCAAAGCCACGACCCACACGGCTATTGATATAATCCACGCAAAGCTTGGCTAGATCTGTGATCTGTTGTTGACGCAGTTCAACTGGATTAAACAGTTGATTAATTTGTTGACCGTGTTGCGCAATCAACTGACGAATCTGTTGACCCATATCACGATTTGCCTTGATATTTGTACCAGCAATGGGAGGAATCAATAACAAGCCAGGCACTGGTTTGAATTTAATTCCATTGATGGGTTGTTTGGCCGACCCTTGGTCAGCATACATTGTATGCATGGCAATAGCAGTGTCGGCCCCGGCAATTTGTTGACCAAGCGCACTGTTTAAAGGAATTTTATATTCCACAGTGTTGGGTGTGAATACTGCAAAGCCGTGATCTTCGTGCCAAGGTTGCTGGGGATAGAACAACAAGTCGCCTTTGACATATCCACGCTGTGACTTTGGAAATGCTGCTTCTAGCTTGGTCCATAAGTCTAGATAAATTGGAGCCAGAGTTTCCACACGATTTGCCATGTTGCCTTTGACTCGAGCTGCATCATCTCTGCGTTGCATGTCTTTGGAAATGGCTCTAGGTGATGTAAACAATCCATCGTAGGTCTTGGCATCAAAACCTGACCCGTCTGTGAGTACAAACTCTCCGGTGCTGGGTTTACGTCCAAAAACCACAGCGGGCTTGCCATCCCATTTAACTGTAGTGGTTGCGGGATCTTGTGCGGCTGCGGCAATGATTTTTAGTGCTTCATTGGCTCCTGCAGTGCCACGGCGGAACACTAAATCTTCAATGTGCTCAATGCCTTTGGCACGGCCACCAACATTTTCAGTTTCGGGTATAAAACGATCTTCTACCAAGGCCATCATGCCCTGATTAACAATGCGATCCCGCAGACGTGCAATAAAACTCACATCACTTTCCTGCACCTGCCCTGGTGGTGTGAGCCCGTCGCGAGCTAGATATTGTTCAAAGTCTGCGACCTTGGCAGCACGATCTTTGTCACGGGCCAACGCAGCATAGATAGATTCAACATTCTTTAAGTTTTCTCTTGTGGCACGTGGTCCCAACAGCATACGAGCTGCTTCGTCAGGATCCATTGTGACAACATTGTTGGTAGTACGCGATGCCACACCATTGCTGCCAATCTTCAAACCCAATTGCTTGGCCACTGAACTCATTAAGATGTTGCGATATACACCTTTGTATTCCGAATCTTCGCCGCCAGCATAAAAGAATGTGCCCCAATCTAGATTAGGAAAAAACATAAAATCAGTCTGCACATAGCCTTGATCGGGTCTACCAGCAATGGGAGTGCGCAAATGAACTTCACCTTTGCTGCGGATCCAATCACGAGGTTCTAATCGATGAGCCTGTGCCCAATGGTTTAATTTTGCCACCAACTGTTCTTTGGTTACTTCGCTGAGATCAACTGCTAGATCAAGATCTCCGGAATCAGGTCTACGTCCGGTAGATCCCAACCAACGTTCTTTGGGGAAATCAATACCGGTTACTTGTTCTATCCATTTAATGGTTGTGGGAATATCGGTTTGGCGAATACGTCCAGTGAGAGGATTTCCGTCACCATCTTTGAAAACATTACCACCTTCGTTTAGATTCATTATTTGGTTCCTGTTGGCGGTGGTGTTTGTGCTGGTGGTGCACCACCAGCCACGGGTCCAGCTGATGTTCTCAGCAATCCTAGTCCTGCCAACAACGCATTGACAGCTTGATTGTTTGTGGGTGCGACCTGTTGATTTTGTCCTGCCGGCCATTGCTGTTGTAACTGAGCAATCTGTGGAGCCATACGTTGCATCATGACCTGAGATGCTGGAGTCAACTGTGGAGATCTAGATGGGTTGTAAACCTGACTCACTGTGGCCGCTTGAACATTTTGCACAAGACTTTCTAAATGATGTGCAACAAGATTGTTATCTTCGGTCTTGGTCCCGGACACAATACCACGAATATCTGCTTGCAATGCTGCTTTGTTTCGCTTTGGCAGGTTATTAACTGCGTCTCGGCCAGCAAACAGTCTAGTATTAATATAATCAGTCAACATTGATGTCAGTGCAAAAGAACTTAATTTGCTGGGACTATCAACTTTCATTTGTGCCATTTTAGACGCTACTATACTAGCCCAGGCTGCCATTGCTGCTTCAAGCTGCTTGGGCTGCAAGGGTTGTAGGAGCTGCTGAGCCACTTTTGCTTCCTGTCCCGACGCAGCCTGTGGAGTTTTACCTGTGATGGCTTGTCCGGCTATGCCTGCCAGTGCGCCACCTATTGCTCCCCAGTTGACCTCACTAATTGGTTTCTTTTTGCTTTGGGTAATGTCAGATATTTGCATCAGTTTTCCTAACGGTCCTAACAAATTTATTAGGATCTTTGAATTTTATAGCATTTAAAAATTTTCTCTGTAGATTTTCTGCTTGATCAGCAGGAAAATCCTGTTCAATTTGTTCAAATAATCTAATAGCTGATTGAATAATGTTGTCAGCGCGATTTTCCAGCACATGCTTGCGATCGCGATCAACATACATCGAGTTCAATTCTTCAAGAATACTACGTGTCTTTTTTTGCATTATACGCGACCTTTAGATTATTTATTAATTTTTGGGGTTTGGGTTGGCATCAAATATTTAAGGATTGTCCAACACTCATTTAAATATCAATTCAATGAGCCAGCCCACAGAAAAATTACACCAGATAAATGATCCGTATTTGCAATCCCTACGCTATAACTGGTACCATAATTCACAGCAGCCAGTTGAAAAATCTCAATTTGAACAGGCGGCCAGTGACTGGTTTTTGAGCTCAAAAATCAATAATCTCAACGGAACCGATCAGTTTGCCTATATTGACACTATTCTGGGCTGCACACACTATATTGACAGTTTATTGATCAAGCACGGTCGTAATATACAAGTCCTCCCCGGGGATTATCGATATTACAGCTACATGGGCATTCCGCACACTGAACCTGGAAATCTAGTGCCTGGTGTTCCTTTGGTTGTTAGTTTACCCAATTGGTTTTACACTGACATAAGACCTGATTGGTTTCAAGTACTGCTAGAATGCGAATCCAAGAACATTGACATACACATCGATATGGCCTGGATGCCAGTGTGTAGGGACATTAATTTAAACTTAGATCATCCCTGTATCAAATCATTTGCTATGAGTCTCAGCAAATACAGCATGGAATGGAACAGGATTGGTTTGAGATGGAGTCGCAGCAGAACCATGGATTCTATCACTGTGTTTAATCATTATCAAGGAGATGTTAACCAGAGTGTGATCAGCTGTGGATACTATATTGTCAATAATCTTGCTAGAGATTATGCCTGGGACACATATAGATCCAAACATTTTTCAGTGTGCCAGGAACACAATCTTGAGCCCAGCCGAGCCATACACGTTGCCTATCAAGGATCAACGCCGGTGGGCATTGCCGGTCTACTGGTCCAATGAGCGTACAAACTGTAACGGTTTACACCAGCAGGAACTGGTGTAGTGGTTTGATGTTGGACGTTATGGCTAGTACAGATATATCCAAAATTATGAAAAAAACCAACAACGTACCTGGCTCCGTTGACAAAGAATGTTGTGCCACAGCTACTAGGCGCATCAAACAAATAGAGCTGTAGACTGATGTCAATCACAGGATTATCAGTGTGTGGGCCAAAGTAATACCCTTCGGTATCACGCCAAATCTGAATTCCAGCAAAATTTAATTGTCGTTGAAACTGTTGTTCAAGCTGGGATGTTACCGAAGCGCACACATCATGCAACTCTTCTATTACTGAATCAGCGTCCCAGGTTATCTTATGCCTGGGCATTGATTCTTGTCCCGAGACCAGGGTCCATTGCTGTGGATCAGACTGATCAATATAACTTTCAAGTTTGTCTAAGATATCCTCGGTCACAAAGTCCTTGACTATCCAAAGATTTGGAACTAGTGTGGGGGCAGCTTGCTCGGAAGACAGGCGGGCGCGGCGGCAATTTTTTTCAATTAGATCATAATCAATCATCAAAATTATTTAATAGAAATTTTATTGCAGTTAAATATCTGCCCAGGCATTTATATAGGCACATTATGGCACACTCAGACTTAGAACAAATTCAATTACTCATGGCCCAATTTCGTAGGCCCTGCCCCGAAGATCTAGAATATCAAGACCGACTGGTTGAAGAATTTGGTATTATAATTGATCGACGATTCACAGACTATTTTTTAAAAATACGACAGATACTAGATTTAAATTCTGATATACCTCACATGACTCGAGGATCAGCGGGATCTAGTCTTGTATGTTACTTAATGGCAATAACTGATGTTGATCCCATTGAGTGGAAAATTCCGTTAGCACGTTTCTTAAATCCTTTCCGCGACGATTTACCCGACGTAGACATAGATGTTCCGCATCACAGTCAAGAACGAGCTATGCAACGTATATTTGATGCATGGCCTGGGCGCACTGCACGTATATCAAACTATGTGATGTACAAGGAAAAATCAGCACGTAGAGAAGCTGCAAAGAGATTAGGTGCACAGGGTAGATTACCTAGAGACATTGATTACAAAAAATTAGGCATTGATGTTGAAGAAGCCCAGCGTATAGAAAAAAAACTAATGGGCAAAAAACGTTGCTTGTCAAAACACTGCGGTGGCGTGATTGTGTTTGATCGTAAACTACCGCAGAGTTTATTTCGTGATGATAATCTCATCTTGCTGGACAAAAACGAAGTGGAAGATCTTGAACACCTCAAGGTTGATATTCTAGCAAATCGTGGACTTAGTCAACTCATGGAGATTGACCCTACTCGTAGAGTACACGAATATCCCATGGAAGACGATCTAACCTCTGAACTACTGAGTCAGGGCAATGTTTTGGGTGTGACTCAAGGAGAGTCCCCGGCCATGCGTAGATTGTTCAGAGCAATAAAACCAACTTCGGTACACGACTGCGTGTTTGCCACTGCACTTGTGCGTCCGGTAGCTATTGAAGGACGAAAAAAAGCTTCTTGGTTTCACGACTGGACAGCAACCGGAGTCCGAGAACATGCTATTGTATGCGAAGATGATGCCATAGAACGCATCATGAAATTGATTGGTGTCAACGCATATGAAGCTGATATGTATCGTCGAGCCTTTGCAAAAAAGAACGAGGAAAAGGTCATGGAGTTTATGGCACGCTTGGGCGATCATCCTGAACGAGATTCCATACAAAAAGAAATGCAGAATCTAGCAGGGTTTGGCCTTTGTCGAGCTCATGCTGTTAATCTTGGTAGATTAATCTGGGCATTGGCCTATCAAAAAGCACATAATCCTAGAGAGTTTTGGAGAGCTGTGTTAAAACATTGCCAGGGATCTTATGCTAAATGGGTCTATCGTAACGAAGCCAAGCGAGCTGGATGGGATCTACGTGATCTTGGTTTTTCAAATTGGATCATAGAAGATCCAATCCAAGCGTTTAAAGATTACGGGGCCTGGAACACACCTGGATTTCTACCTAACATGGGAGTGCAAGGTCTTTATCTTGACAGATATGAATTTGCTGGCATAGTGGCAAACTCCCGAGTGTTCAAACGCGATCGCCAACAGTATATACATTTTATTACACTGGGAGTAGGCGAAGGTGAATATGTAGATTTAATCGTAGACCGTCCTGTGAAATACAGTACGGGCAGTGTGATTATAGGTCAGGGCGAAATAAAATCTCGTGATGGCAGTCAATTTTTACAAGTGGATCGGAAAAATATCAAGGCCGTGGATATTGACGACTACTTCAAGGTGTCTTTTTAAGTTGCCCAAGTAATTGCTTTAATTTTGCACTTTGTACGTCTATTGAAATTTTTCCCGGTTCGTCTGCTACAGTAGCAGACTCTGTGTCGGGGGTGAGTTGACTCTTTGCCTTGATTGATTCATAGATGTTGGGAACATGTTTTTTAAACTCTTGATAATCTTGATCTTCAGCTAAATCAACAATTCTCATGGTCTCAATATTGTACTCTAGATCAATCTTTTGTCCTACGCCAGTAGAACTACGCGATTTCATACATTGTATTTGATATTTGCCACGCTCTCGCATGTTTCTAGAAGTGAAGATGCCAAACACATTGTCAGCTGTGTTGATCTTTGAAATACCACCGGAAATATGCGAGTGATCAAATTCAACTTCTTCCACAGCAGATCTATTCAACTGTGATGCAGTGACCATCAGTATGCCTAGTTCTTTGGCCAGGTTACGCAGCTCTTCACTCACATACTTGTCCTTGACAAACAAGTCATTGGGCGAAACCTTGGCACTTACCGGCATCAACAGATCTAAATAGTCAATCATCATGAAATCAACTTTGTGCCCAGTTTGGATCTGATATTCTTTTAGAAAACTGCGTATGTCATTGATATTACTTTGCGCTGGCAATGCTTTGACCTGATAGCTGCCGGCTTTCTTGCTCACCATTTTAACTTTGAGTGCAGCAGTTTCTTTGTCGCGGCGGATGTCTTTGGTTGACATATTTGTCAACATTGCAGTGGTACGCAATCCCGTGAGCTCCTGACTAAGTTCCAGTGTGATGTAAACACCATGAAGACCTGCCTGTACCCAGTTCAATGCAATGTTCATCATCACTAGCGATTTACCAGATCCTGAACCACCAGCAAAGATGTTGAGTTCACCTCTGCTGAATCCACCGTACAACAGTTTGTCCATTTGCGGCCATCCTGTTGACACTTGTCCACCAGAATCAAAGTAGCGTTTAAGCATGCCTTCGGGATCCTCCCAGAAGTTCATGCCTAGATCCTTGGTTAAACTAATTTGCACAGCATCCTTTATGAGCTTTTCTACAGGATCATATTCACCCTTTTCAATCATGTCTGCGGCTTTGAGGATAGCACGTTCTAGTTCCTGCCGTTTGGTAAACGATTCAAACTCTTCAAAGAACCACTCAAAATGTCCGTCGCTGATGTCGGGAATTGAATTTAATGTTATGCCAGTGACCGCAGCAATCTGTGTTCGATCAGGCATGGTATGATACTGATCAGTATGTTGTTTGATAAACTCAGCTGCTGGGCGTAGACTTTTTTCAAAGTTTGCTGGATTGTAGATATTTTGTACGCGAACATAACTGCTGGCATCTTCCAGCATCATTTCTAAAAACAATCGTTGTACGTCTTGGTTATAATTTTTAATCATATGAGACTTTTCAAATATAATTATCCAGTTTCTGTAGACAATGATTGGCAAACAGTGTCTGTGCTTCATTGCTAGCAACGTGGAACAGTGGAGCGTTATTTAAGCTTTGATGATACCAGAGGTTAATAGATATTTCGTTGTTATGATAATCAGCGATGATGTTTTCTATAAAGTTTTGTCGTAGATTTTGATGCCAATCACGACGATACTCAAACCCACCAAGACTATAGACAAATTTTAATTTGTTGATCTGTGCTGTTTGCAAACAGAATGCAATTAAAAAATAATCTTTTAACCACTCAAAACTTTCACTTGCAGCCAACGTGCGCCATCGATCTATAGCATCAAGCCGAGTCTTGTCTACAACATTTATAAAACTGTTGGTAATCCAACGTTGTTTTTGAAAGTCAGCTAATTCTGCTGCTGTGATGGCTTTTGGTATGGCTGTGGTATTGTGATCTAATTCGTAACGTCCTTCGGTAGTAAAAGAAAAAATCACAGCATCAGGTTTTAATTGTAGACCTTGTAGTAGTTGCATGGCAATCATTGCATTGCTTGCCCCACCAGCAGCTAGATTACACAGCTCAATGTCAGCACTGTGATTGAGTATTTTTTCACTCCAATGCAGTTCCGGATAGTCAGGATCTGTTATAGCAAAACTGTCGCCACACACCAGTATTCTCATCGTATTTTCTTTTGTAATTGTTTCTTTGCCAATTCAATGTGCAGTCGACTGTGATGTCGTGCTTGCAATATTGTCAACAATGTGGTAAGTCTTCCCATACGGCACACAGCATCATTGATATCTTTGACACCTTCAGGCCAGTTGGGAACACTCACACTCCAGCCCAACTCCAGAGCACGATCAATTAAACTGATACCTGAGCGATCTTGATCAGGTACCACAACAACTTCTCGGCCTAGACTGCGGATTAGTCGGACCTGAGCATCGTTGATTTCGCTGTGCAGCACTGCTAGTCCCGATATGCTCAAGGCATCAAACACGCCTTCGCATACAATTGCATATTGCCAATTGGCTTTTTGCAGGTCTGTGCCAAACACATAGCCTGATTGTATTTCATTGATGTATTTTGGTATTTTACCATCTAAGAATCTGCAACTGTAACCAACAATGGTATTGTCATGGGTAAATGGTATGACAACGTGCGGTCGGGTCCAGTGAACGCCATCGTTGTTGGGCTGAATCATTATGGGATAATCACTAGGTATACAGCGATGTCGTACATAGTCTTGATACTCAGGATATTCATCTGTGAGCAATTCAGCAAACGCCGGCAACTCTCGTTCATCAAATTTTATGTCAGCAACAGAATTAAATGTACGCTGCCGATCATTTAATATCCCTTCAATGCTGCGATGTCGCATGCTTTCAAGATTTAATTGATTAATTTCCTCTTCGGGAACATTAAACCATTCCAATAGCTTGCGAGCTCGGTAAGTTAAATTTCTGCCTAGAATAAAACTTGCAGTATAGTTACAATTAAAACAATGATAGCTCCAGCCCTGCTCTGACACTTTGATTCCGCCGCGACTACGCCGATCCTGACTGTGACCGTTGTGAGTGCAGCACACCGCATTGAAACTTATCCAACCCGAACTAGAAGTTTTTCGGCGTCCACCAATGTAACCAAGTATGTCTAGCATCTTGTTATTATAGCAGATTCAATGTGTGAAATCAAGATATCTGCTATAATTTGATGTCCATGTTCGTTGGGATGACGTTGTGGTGCCCAGCAATTGGAATGGGAACTCAATAGAGTCCTAAGATTGGTATCAGGAAAGATCAGGCTTTTACAATCAAATTGTGGATAACTTTTTAGGATATTAAATTGTAACAACGGTTGTCGATACCGTTGGCCATCAAAAAACATCAAGGCCTGTTGATAATTGTTTTCCCAAAGAGCACGACAGTCACTTTGAGCTGTGTAGTATTTGGTTAACTGGTGCCAGGCATCTTGGTAGCACGTGGTGTTGTGTACCCAGGCGCTGTGTACATATCTATTCCAAGGTGGATCGTTGACATGCTGTACATGATTGGGATTATACCAACTGCTGCGTGATGCATCAGTTAGTCCAACTAAAATCAAAGTATTGGCATGATCGGCGTGATTATTAAACCACCAAAGATAGTTCCAAATAGTGCTTTGAAGACTGCCTCCGGGTATGGCAAAATTTTTTACAGGTACATCAAAGTGTTTTCCAATTAGCCCAACAAAACACTGAGATTCTCTATAGCTGGTGTTTTCTATGCTGTGTGGCAATAAATTAGATTGTTTGGGGTCAACTAATTCGTCACCCCAAACCCAACTGTCGCCAAACGCTGCGATGCTGGTGAACTTCATTAACGATAGGTAATTTGTTCAATGACGCCAGGGACTATGGTAACTGTGGCTGCTTGCTGACTTGGAGGCACAGGACTGTATCCTGAACCACCATTGAGCACTGTGACGTTAGTGACCGCACCACTACTGTTGATGTTGGCCACAGCCGATGCTCCGGCCCCGGCACCTACTATTATCACCAGGGGTTCGGCTAGATAACCTGATCCTGCATTGAGAATGTTGACGTTGGTCACTGCACCGTTGCTGACTGTAGCGTTGGCTAGAGCAATTGTAGCTCCGTTTACACCACCGTATTGGTTGATTGCTACTCTAAGCAGATTGTAGTTGCCTTGCACTGTGAGATTGATGTTGCTGGTATTGGCATAAAATGAGTAGTTGGGACTCACATCGAACCAAACACTTTCATAATTTTCGGCTGCTTGAATTTTAATGTTGCCAGTAAAAGTATTGGCTTTCAATACAAATGTACCAACTGCTGTGGGATTACCATCAACATAGCTAGAATAGGTTTCACTGTAAGTAGCCGGCATTGACTGCTGCGGCAGTGCCCAGTCTGGTCTTGTGGTGTAGGGTTGCGAAGCCGGGTAATCACCAGGACCGTACATGGTAGGAATAGTCACTGTTCGGCTTGGTGCAAACTGCGGGTACGTAGAATCTAAGATATAAGCCACACCCCTACCATTGGCACCTTCGTCGGTGAATACTGACTGCGTGAGATTTCCCGATGATCTAGTAATGCTATAGCTACATGTCTGCGCATCAATAAGGTCAAGATCAGCTTCGGGTATAGTGACTTTGATACGCCCGTATGTTGCGCTGAGAATTTCCATAGTGCCGCGATATATTAGTGCTGCACCATCTTGACTTATCAATTGAAAAACAAATGTGCTGCCAGTGACATTCACTGGTTTTTGGTCTTGATTAAACATTTCAAACAAGAGAACGTTGTCAACGCCTTTGTTTATGGTAATAGGTTTTGAATACACTGGATCCCACCTCGCTGTGAAATAAGCACCACTGGTGTCAATCAATAAAACCGGGTAACGCTGTTGATATAAATACGCCGTGGTTGAATACATAAGAATCTCCAGCTAATATTTATGGGCAGCGACTTTTTTGCAAAATTAGCTGAAAAATACCCGTTTATAACGTTGTGCGTCTACGCCAGCAACGAATATGTGGGTATAATTCAGAATCGTGACGAAACAATTACCACCATCTATGACTTTGGTAGTCTCAAAGATCTTGAGCAAAAACAAAGATTTTTGGATCTTGCCAATGTTTGGTGGTGGGAAAGCAATAGATCAATCCCGATTAATATATTCTTGCGCGGGGACTGGGACGAATTTAGAATCAGTTTGCGTACTTTCATCAACAGAGATCTTGAAATAATACACGGCCCTGTGTGCAGTTTACTTGACATTGCCAAGAAAAAAACCAAACGTAAGTCAATTACTCTGGTTCGCCGTATTGATTAAATTCATGTGCAGTGTGACCAAAACTGCATAACTCACAGCATGTGCTTTTTTAAAGCTATAACCGTCGGCTGCGGTATCCCATACTGTAACAGCAACTTCCTTCCAAGTTTGCCCAATCAAATGACGTTTGCCCGGGCGAATAACAGCTAAAAACATTGCCATTCTAGCAATTGAATCCACAGGCTCTGGCATCTTTAGCAAGGTTTCATAATGATTGCCAATGTGTACAATCTGTTCAACAAACTCAGAATCTTGCAATCTTGACCATGGTGGCTCCATAGACAACAGTTCTTGGTAGTGTTCTTGATCCCGAATAGCTTGATATACCGACATATTAAGTAAATCAAGTTTGAAGTATCCACGTTGTTCGGCTTCTTGATAATCAATTGCTGCGCATTGATTGATCGGATCCCAGGGCACATCTGTGACATACACACCAGAATTGTGTCTACGTATTTCGCCTTGGTGCCGTTGCATAGCCGGCACAGTGTCAATGAGTTCTAAAACTTTGGTTCGATCTGCAAAGTCTATGTCAATGTCTGCGGTTTTGTGTGATGTCATGGATAATATCATAAAGTTGTTTGCCGCTCTGACTGCCAAACACCAATAGCTGTGTTTGATTTTTCAACAACATCTGTTGTGCTTCAAATGTGTTGACAATATCAATGTTGTCATAGAGCCAACGTATGGCCTGAGTTTGCCGGTCAATACGTTGTCGATGATCCAGAATCTCGTCAAAGTCCTGTAGCTGTTGCGGCAGCAAGTGCCATGCAGTGTAAAATCCCAAATCAGCATAGAGTTTATTGGTCAACGCTCCGCCAAGCATCACCGGAAACTTTCTATGCAGGAAACATTTCAATGCTTTCTCAGTTGGGGCTATTTGACCATTGGTCCAAGCAGTTTCAGGGTACACAATTATAACATGTTTTCTAAAAGCATCAATAAATCTATCTTCAAATAAGCTTTCACCATATCTACCATTGACACCGCAGGGATAGGGTGGCCATCTTTGTTCAGGTGGAGTGGCATTCCAAAGATGATTTACATACTCTGCATCGGCCCAGATTCGAAATTCCGTGTCTTCCGCACTTTCATGCCAATGCTGCTGTGTGGCGCTGATAGTTCCGCAGTGCAGTTCGTTCCAGTGTGGCATTTCAGGGATGTGTCGTTTCAGCATCTGACTGTGATGCTCTCTAACACTGCGATTACGGCCATTGATATAGATCATGCCTTGAGGTTGATAATCCTGCAACAACTCGTAACGCTGAGGATAAGGACTGGCTGTATAATGTTGCCGTTGGAATTCCCATACTATGTGAGTACAGATCATTGCTGACTTCCATGGATGTGAGTGTTCGACCACTGCATTGCAGACAATTTTAACATTGGGAACAGTGTCTAGCATTTGATACATGGCCTCAGTTCCAATGCCAAATGGTTCGTCACCGTTGTCTACTAGAATTAGATCAAAATCTCTAACCCTGTCCGGCACAGTGTCCGGCATGTGCAAGAACAATATATTGAAACTGTCAGGGTCAGGCATACGGTCAAACGTAACTTCAGGTGTGTAGGCTAGATCAGTGACAAACTGCCAATATCCCAAAAGATAATCAAAGATTTCCAAGCCAGTGTAATTGTCTTGAGCTGTGGTTACTCTAATCTTGTTCATCTGATAGTATTTCAAGTAAGTCTGCTGCGTATTCAACTTCGGGTTCCATGTGAAATCCCACGCCCCATACGGCCCAGAATCTGCGTTTATAAACTCGACGGAGCCAAATGCGTTGACCTCTGATAGTGTAGACTGGCCACCAAGCATATACTTCTCGCCAGGGATAGCAGTCTGGTGCATCATATATGCGTCTGGTAATTTCCATGTCTTTGTTGTCTATGTTCCAGCCTATGCTTCGGCCCCAGACTATTTTCACAATCCGGCTTGAGTTAGAATATGCCTGGTCCACTCAACATCAGCAACGTTGTCCTGGAAGCGACGATGCCAATGATCAGGATCAATCCAAGGCATAACCAGACCCAGGTGTTCTGGGCCAAGACTATCAAGCCACTCAACACCACTGTCACAATTGAAAATAATCCAAGCACTAATACGCCCGCTGCTAATATGATGACAGATGCGATTAGCGTTGCCAAACCTAAAGTAATCGCTGTAGTGAGCCAAATTAGTCGTTCCACTATCCACATACTCTGCCATTTCTTGGAGACCTCGATCCAAAGCGTCTTGCGGTGATTCTCTGCGGAGGTATTCGTGTAACCATTCTTCATATAAACTATCCCGACACCAATAATCTAATTTTTTATTGTTCTTTAAGAGCCATGCAGTAAAACTAGTGACATTGATAGCGCGAATAGCAACACAATATCTACCGTAACGAACGAAAGCATTATAATAAGAACTGTTGCAAAAATCTTCATATGTTTTTAACCTTGCGCTACCTTGTGTGATTTCATAAAACTGCAAATATGCTCGGAGTCCAAATTGCACCCCAGTTTCGTTTTCTTGTTGCCTGCGACGCTTGGGTTCGCATAGATGCGCCGTAAGTGTAGATTCTTTACGGAATTCTTTTTCACAATAACGACATTGATGTAACTCAGTCGTTGCCGAGTTCTCGTTGGTATGCATCTAATTCTTGTTGAGTAGTCAATTTGGCCAGTGTATCAACATCTGAAGGTTTCAAATTAGGAAACAATGCCAACAATTGTTTTTTAATAGTGCCGGATCCACCGGCTTCTTTCTTTTTGGGTGAGATCCATTGATGTCGATGTGTGCCCATTCCCGGACTTACTGATGTTGCGCAGAGCCACTGCAATTTGGGATGTCGGTTTATAGCAAAGAAGTGTTTGTTCAATCGTTCATTTGTGGCAATCACATAGAATTCCTGCAACTCTCGGGAACCAGTGACTGAGCTACCCCAACGAATCATTAGATAGTTTGAGAATTTCTTGCGTTCTTCGTCGGTGAGATCGTCATAGAATGATCTATTCTTAAGATCAAACTCGCGCATTTCATTTTGAATAGTTAGTTTATCACTCATATTGATGTTTGTTTAATTGTGTCAATCCAACGTCTATAATAAAACTCTATGAAATCTCTGTCAATATCAGTAAGGCCAAGCCAATCATAGCACTGCTCGATGGCGATTCGAGTAGTGTTCCAGTTCAAGTACATTGAGCCATCAAGCATTAGAAAACGATTGTTGGGAAATGCCTGTTTGATTTTTTGAATTTCTTGCTGTTCCGCTGCGTGATTAAGAGCCTGGATTTCAGGTGAATCAATAAATCTACAAATTTCCCACTCAAACAATTCACCTATTTCATCACGTATCCACGTTGGTAAATCATTTAGCTGGCTCCAGGTCATCGGAGGTTCTTCAGGCCAGGCAGGTCCGCGAATTGAATCCCAATAGTCTACTATTCCCTTGGCTTTGGGGTTGAAATTTCTTAACCGTAAAAAATCTTCGGATTTTGTGATTAGCAATATATTGGCTCTGGGCCATACCTGTAGTATTGCCCGAAGATGCGTTAGTGTATGTGTGTCAATAAAAAATAATAGCCCGCTGTTTACCAGTCTATCCATACCAGCATGCCAGGGCCAATACTGAGCTGTGCTGGGATAGGATCCAATATAAGACTCTTCTTCGACCCCAGTAAGAACGTTGGCACCTAGATTAAGATCGTTCCATTTATCAATTACAGAATTAATGGCATTGCCAATGTGTACTTTTTTATCAACAGTTGAAAAATCATTCATGAGTTGATATTTTACCAGCTCAATGTGTTGCAGGCATGAATTTGATGCCAGTCCAAGACAATTAATTAAGAACTTGCCGCCGGCACCCCAGGGGTAACACACTATGGTCACACGGTCTGTATCAAAATTGATTCGGGGTCTAGGCCAATTAGTTACCATGCCTTTTGATAATTAACTATTTCACAGTTGCGACTGATGTCTTTGACAAAGTATACGCACTGGGGTTCTTTGCCTTCACTGATGGGCACTGCCAACATCTGTCCGTTCTTTAGCTTGGGTGCAAACCAATTTACATCGTGATACACATCAACTATTTCTATGCGTGGAAAGCTGGGTCTAAAACTAGTCAAAGGATTAAATTCAAAAACACTGAACCCACGATCATTGATTGATGTGAGTGGCAGTACTTCTAAGTCTCCAAGATCGGGTTCACCAATTAAGATTTGCCAGTCCACGGGCATTTTGAGTTTGTGATTTCCGATTCGCAGTACCAGTGCTGGCGAGTTAAAGCTTTCCAAGAAGATTAGCGGAATGTAATGATAGTCAGGATCTGCAGGATTTGAATTATCTAAAATAGCAAAACGTAAGTCGTCTACTTGCTCAGGTAGTGTATTCAAATCATAAGGTTCGTTGTCTAAGGTTAAAATTCTCATGTTGTTATTTTACTGATCTTTTGAAAAATTTGCAACCAGTTTGTGAATTTCTCGTAATTCAGTCAATAACTGTTTCATATTTTCCAAAGGAATCATATTGGGTCCGTCACTAGGTGCTGCATTGGGATTTTCGTGTGTTTCAATAAACACAGCGTTCACTGATCCCGTGGCCACTGCTGCTCGTGCGAGGTAGGGTACCATCCCGCGATCGCCGCCAGAACTAGTACCCAATCCTCCAGGCTGCTGGACTGAGTGAGTACAGTCAAAAACCACGGGATACCCAGTACGTGCCATAGTAGGTAAACTGCGCATATCAACCACAAGATTATTGTATCCATGTGTTACTCCTCGTTCGCATAATAAGATCCGGTCATTGCCGGTACTGAGAATTTTATTAGCTGCTTGATAGATATCAGTGGGTGCCATGAACTGGCCTTTTTTAATATTAACTACTAGTTTGCTCTCGCCCGCAGCAATCAATAAGTCAGTTTGTCGGGACAAGAACGCAGGTATCTGCACTGCATCAACTTGATAATGTCTAGCCGCAGTGGCATGATAAGGAGTGTGGATGTCGGTCAACGTAGGTACACCAACTAATCTTTTGGTGTCGCTGAGAATCTCTAGACCTTTTTCCAGTCCCGGGCCACGTGGTGTTGACACTGAAGTACGATTGGCTTTGTCAAAACTACTCTTATAGACGAAGTTAAGCCCAAGCTCTTTACAGATTTCTTTTAACGTGCCGGCTATGGCGCAGGCATGATCAAGTGATTCAATTTGACAAGGTCCAGCGATTACTGTGAGTGGATTGCCGGCACCTATTTCAAAGTCCTGTATTTTCACTGCCATTCTAATTTCTCCTGTGTAAAGGGATACTTAGCTTCGCGGTAATAGGCTTTGCGTTTGGTTAAATGTCGTTTTGCGAACTTACAGGTGGATGTAATATCCCAGATTTGTACAAAGTCTTTGTCTTCGGCTTTGCGAATACCTCGACCAATGCTTTGAATAACACGCACAAAAGATTTGCCAGGCTCAACAAGAACAAGATTAAAAATCCTGGGAATATTAATGCCAACTGCTGCAACGCCGTATGTAGCGATGATTGTTTTTGTCGATGCCGTTGCCACTTCGTCATAGTGTTCTTTTCTTTCTGTAGATTTGGTACCACCACTTACAAAAACAGCATCAGGGACTCGTTGTAATATTGCATTACCAGCTGATATTCTGTCAACCAAAACTAGAGTATTTCCAGTTTCACTAATGCCTCTAATGAGTTCGGCCATGGCATCAAGTCGCCCAGACTCTTCCAGCAAGTATTTAAGCTCGCTTTGATAATTGCTGTACTCTCGATGATCAATTAATTGTACAACATTGACATGGCACTGTGCCAACACACCGCGATCCTGTAGTTCTGATGCACTAAGGCGACTGATCACTGGTCCTAGACTCACATGCAGAGCTTGATATTCAAACTGTTCTTTGGGCACAGTTCCTGTGAGTCCCCAACGTATGGGAATGTGTGCCATTGCTCCGGTCAACATAGTCTTTAACACATCGGCTTTGGCCATGTGTACTTCGTCAACTATGATACACACAACATCTTGCAAAAACTCACCCATAGTGACCCAGCCCACTGAGTCCTGGCTATTTTTCAAAATATTATTAAGGCTTTGCCATGTACAAATCACATGTTGGTGAGCATGGTCTTTGCGATCACCAAAATACACCCCTACGTCTAGACCCATGTTGAGATAATCAGCTTCGGTTTGTCGTACTAGATCTTTGTTGGGTACAATTACTATGGATCGTCCATATGCGCCAACAGCATCACTGAGAGCTGCTGTAATAAGAGTTTTACCTGCGCCTGTGGCCACTTCTTGTATGCACTGTGGATTGCGTAAAAAGTTATTGACAAGTTCTACTTGATAATCTCTAAATTCAATAGAAGTACCAGCTCGAGGATGTCCTGCGGGCCACAGCACATGACTATATCGGTCAGCAGTTAGTTCTGTGAAACTGTAAGAGTTATTGTAGTCACGTTGATCGTCAAGATCAATGCTGTAGCCTTGTTCGTCAAGATAGGGCAGTATCTCGGGCAAGAGATTTACATAACTACTACCACCTAGTTGAAAGAATTGAACTTTACCATCCCAACGTCCTAGACGTACACTAGGTAAAAATCTAGCTCTGGGATCTTCGTATTTGAATCGATTCACAAGAGTGCGACGCTCGGTGAGATCAAGTCCTTCAATTTTGACATTTACTTCATCGCGTATTATCAGTCTGGCCTGTTTCATTGTTTAATTATACAGGCTTTTATTTACTAAAGTCAAAAAAATAGGCACCCTAGGGTGCCTAAAGAATTAAACCGGAGCGAATCGGTTTAATTCTAAGGGGCCGTAGCCCCTTGGAGCAATCATACGTGGCGCATACAAGTTGTTTCGGCCAGCGCCTTCCAGTTAGGTGACACTTTGGTCAAGTCAGCAATTTTCAGTGCCATGCGCAGACTCATCTCACGCAGGCGATCTCGGTTAGCGTACATAAAGTCCAGAATCTCTTCGCCCATTTCTGGGGTAAAGTCGTAGTCTTGGAACAGATCGCCTTTACGGAAAATTTGTTTGATACGTAGATACTTGTCACGCATGGTATTGAGTGTCAGATCCAGGAAGTGACAGCGTGACTGCAATGCCTCTAAGTGATCTTGTAATTTTTTGCTACGTAGGTTATCAAACTTAAGGTTAGTAATAAAGATTACCGAACCCTTGAAGTCAAATTGATCTGGCACACCTTCACGGCGTAACATACTGGAATCAGAATTCCAATAAATGCGTCGGCGTTTGCCCGAGTCCAATGCTGCTTTGAGAATGTTAAGTGCAACGTCATCCAGCAAGATACTGTCACAGTCATCAAATACTAGGACATTTTTGGGATCGCTGAAACGATACAGTGTGCAATACAAGCCAATTGGTGTCATTGCACCTTTGATAACTTCATATTTGAGTTTCTTGTTTGAGATTTTGTCAAACATGCCGGCTTTTTCTAGTTGATATTCAACGCCGTAACTCTTACCTACGCCAGGAGGACCTACAACAATCATTGCTCGCACGTCACCTTGAATTGTTGCTTTGGTCATTTCGTCAAGAATGTTAAAACGTGTTTCAATACGTTGCATAACTTCTTCGTCAGTCTCAACAGGAACGTGTCGGGGAATTTCAACTACATTTGTGGCCATGGGCTCTCCAGAAGTGTACTCAATGTCTTCAATACTTTGGACGCGGATACGCACAATGTCAAAATCCGGACCAAACGCACCATCGGATTTTACTGTAACAAAGCCGCCTTTGCGACCTGTTTGGAAACCTTTAACTAGCTCAAATGTTGCATTTTGCACAACTTGATTGCGATACACGCCGCTGCGAACTAAAATAGTAGACATTGCTTTTGCTCCGTTTTGTTAGTATGTCAGTATTATAGCAAATTGGGTATTATTGGTCAAGTACCTCTTCATCCCAGACTCTAATTTCGTTACCTTCGTCGTCAACCAGGGCACCTTCAGTGGCATAGCCGTATGCACCTGCAGCCACAGTGGCATTGGGAATTACCACGCATCCGCATTGCCAAAAAGCAAAGCGATCGTAATAACCATGGTAATGACGTGGAGTCATTGTGGTATTGCAATGCGGGCAAATTGGAGCTGTCATTTACTGTCCTTTTTGATTACTATAACTCTATTATAGCGATATTGGGATTATTAGTCAACTGGGGCAAACATGCGGGCACCATCGCGCAGAAATTCTCGCAGTTCACGGCGTACTTCGCTGGGATACATTTCTTCGCATTCTTTAATAAACATGATTGCGTCCAAGATGCCGTAGTTGGACCAGCCCCGGCGAATGTACTCGACTTCGGCCATTAAATTTTGATAGTTGCTCATTTATCAACCCCTTATTAATTACTATAACTCTATTATAGCGATATTGGGATTAATGGTCAAATAGGGTAAATGTTGCTTAATTTACAACCAAAAGTTACGTATTATGGGGTCGCTGAGTCTTTCATGGGGCTTGGGACTGCCGTGGAATATCAGCACCGAAGTTCGATAATCAATGTTAGTGCCTGAATTAATATTGATGTACTTGCGTGTTCTAAAATCCATGCCACCGTCTAAGCATTGCCAACGCCAGCTGGCTGTACTCATTGGTGGAAAGTATCGTAGATGTCGTTCATTTAATAATTCACTGAGATAGTCTTGATCGCCGTGATGTATTCTACTAAGGTGTGTGATATTGCGTTGTTGAAATTCTTCCCAAATCCATGCAAAGCGTTCGGTATCCCACCACATTATACTGGAATTTATACCTTGGTGATTGGCTCGCCAGAGATGCCTGAAGTCACGTGGTGCCCAGAAATACTTGGTTGTTTGTGCAACAATCCAATCAATATTTTTGACAATGACCACATCAAGATCAAAATACAACAGTGGTCCAACATGCTGTGCAGGATTGAAGATTTGCATCTTATACCACCAGGCCTTGCGTGGTCCAGAAATGTCGGGCCACTCCACTAGTTCATGTTTGATCATATGAGCAGGTACTTCACGCCAAGCTTCAGTGAACACATGAAATTTTACTCTAAATGATAGGTTGCGAGAAACCATGTTATAGAGCTTTTCAACATAATCCCAAGAATAGACTTCACCGTGAATCAAACAAGCCACATGTATATCTTCGGTGGGCTCTGGAGGTAATGGTATTTCTTCGGTTTCAGTCCTAGCCAACCGTGCCTGTACTTTGGCCACGCGACGATCGGCTTTGAGTTGTGCTCGCTGCTGACGCAGTGTGTCTTGCTGTCGTGCAATTGCTTCGGCTTCGCGTCGTGCTCTTTTAATATACTTGTCGGTCATTATAGTGCGTGTTCAATTCGGGGAAAACATAATCCTGCAGCTAATTCATCTACAGTGTATTCAGTGTGTGCGATTTCTATTAACCATTGTTTGCGATCTATTTCATAAGGATCTTCAATTTGTGACCAGTCAACACTGACTGGGTGCGCCAAACTTGTAGAACTTACCAAAGGTCGTGTGCCAGCTAAGGCTGCTTGTATGCCTGGTCCCGAGTTATGATTTACCACAGCATGATAATTAAAATCACAATCAAAGCTGTCATAGGTATTGGCTAACTTTTTAGGCATTTGAAAATGTACATTGCTTGAACTCACATGGTTAAAAAAGATTTGTGATTGGTTAATAGGACTTCTAGGGTGTGGTCTAACAAAGATGGTTCTGTCTGTGTTAAGTGTTAAAGTTCTAATGACATTGTTGATCCAGGTTTCAACGGAATCTAGATCAGACACTTGCATGCTAGCCGAATGTTGACTACAGACTAAAATGTCAGATCTGGACTTAGTGGGCTGAGACAAGGCCAAGCCCAGTTTTGCCGGACGATCTGGATCTAGGTTTTCTTTATGTCCGTAATAGCCCTGAGACGTGACATGATTTACAGCGACTTTCCAAGTGACCCCACGATTCAGTGCACCAATGTCTATGACAATCACTGGCTTTTTGTGCGAGCGATAATGATCGTATATTAGTTTATTAACTTTCATGCGGCCGTGCCAGAGCACTGACCAAATTACTGCTACATCAGCTGTCATTGAATCCGGACGTATTTCAAATCCGTGTCGCTGGGCTCCTTTGAGAAAGGCCTGCATAACCGGAGGCGAATTTAAAGCACAGCTATTTTGAAACCAAGCAAGAGTACGAGCCACTAAATATCCCTGTGAAATATACTATAGTTACCACGTTCCACGAAGCTGGATACAAACAATATGGGCAAAGAATGATTGATACATTTGCTCAAACATGGCCTGATACCATTACATTAAAAGTCTATGCCGAAGGCTGTGTCCCGGTATCGCCTAAACCCAATATTGAAATCATTGACTTAGAAGCCACATCGCCAGATTTGGTAAAATTCAAACAGACTTGGCGAGATGTTCCCAAAGCCAACGGCGACGTAATGAACGATCCTGTACGATCACGGCGCAAAGATGCTGGCAAAGGGTTTAAGTGGGACGCAGTGAGATTCAGTCACAAAGTTTATGCCATATTCCATGCTGCTCAAACTGTCACAACCCCTTGGTTGTTATGGATGGATGCCGACACTGTATGCCATAGTCCTTTAGCTGAATCATTTGTTGACGCAATGTGTCCTGCGGATCGTGACTTGTGTTTTTTAGGTCGTAGAGGTAAGTTCAGCGAATGCGGATTGTACGCAATGCAGTTACATACCAAAGGCACACGTCGCTTTCTCAAAGAGTTTAAAAGAATGTATGACGAAGCTGAGCAGGGAATTTTTACCTTAGACGAATGGCATGATAGTTTTGTATTTGATGATGTGAGATTACGTACCGAGGGCCTACGTCAACTTGATTGGTCAGCAGGTATTATCACTGGCGAAGGTCACCCACTTATCAATTCAGCTTGGGGCGCATATCTAGATCATCTCAAAGGTGATCGAAAGGCCACAGGTAAAAGCTTGCGTAGAGATTTAAAAGTTCCGCGCAGTGAAAGTTATTGGAATAATCTCCCATGAAACCTTGGATTTATCTCAGTAAAAATGGCACAGATGAGTACATAGATTTGTTTGCTCGTGGTGCAGGTGTTGCTCCAACACCACTGGAAACTTGGCGTTATGAGGATAACAGTAACACATTGGTACTACGTGGCATACTCAAACATAAAATCATGAAGCAATGTTGGGCTGATAATCGTAAATTTCTGTATATGGATTCAGGTTACCTGGGAAATCGTCGCAATCCATTGAACCCCAATGGATTTAAAATTTGGCATAGGATAGTGCCCAATAATTTACAACACGGCGACGTTGTTGATCGTCCTAACGACCGCTGGCGTCGATTGCAACATCCTATAGAACCATTTTTAAAACGTGGACGTAAGATATTATTAGCAGTCCCCGACGAAAAGCCTTGTAAGTTTTACGACATTGATCTTGATACTTGGATCACAGAAACTATAACCAAAATCAAACAACACACTGATCGTCCTATCGAAGTAAGAGATCGCAATCCCAATCGACGACAGCGTGTAAACAATGACATGGAGTCAGCACTAAAAGATGATGTGTGGGCATTGGTGACATTTAACAGTATTGCTGCCACCGAAGCAGTGCTGGCAGGAATCCCTGCTTTTATTTTGGCACCATGTAATGCTGCACGGCCTGTGGCCAATACAGATTTGTCCCGACTAGATGATCCATTTATACCCGACAATGATTTACGGCAGGCCTGGGCTAACCATCTAGCCTATGGACAATTCAATAACAAAGAACTTGAAGATGGTACTGCGCATAGAATTTTAAGAGAGACATTTCATGATTGAACATTTAGGCTGGTGGTTTCCAGTAGGCGAAACACATTTTCAAAAGATGCTAAACAAAAGTATAGCCAAGGGCGGTCCTGCACGTTATCAGTATCAGGTTAGAGACCGTAGTATGCAATATGTGTCTCAACGCCGTTTTGCACTTGACATTGGTGCTAACGTTGGACTATGGAGTCGTGATCTTTGTGAGCATTTTGATCATGTGGTTGCATTTGAACCGGTGGCTATGTTTAGAGAATGTCTGGAAAAAAATGTTACACGTAATAATTTTACAATTGAACCTGTGGCGCTGGGCGACGAAGAAACTATGGTTAATATGATTATTACCCAAGACAACATGGGACATACACATGTAGACCCTGCTAGTTTTGGTCAAGGAACGGTTCCTGTGCGGCGCCTAGATAATCTAGAGTTTCCAACAGTTGACTATATGAAGATTGACTGTGAAGGGTTTGAATATAAGATCATACAAGGTGCTGAACAGACTATTCGTAGATGTCGTCCAGTGGTTGTAGTTGAGCAAAAGCCCCATGGTACTTACACTGATAATCAACATGCTGCAATTGATTTACTCAAAAGTTATGGCATGACAAGATTAGATCAAGTCAAAGACGATTGGATCATGGGATGGTAAATGCTGAGAATTATAGCATTGAATTATTTCACAATGCCACAGTAATTGATCAAGGTAGTCGAAACAAACAAAAATTTCATTTACTTAAATCTGCTGTTGAGGCTGTGCAAACCAAAGGATTGAACTGTGAATTTGGAGTACATGAAGGATTTACTATCAACCGTATTGCTCAATACGTAGGTAACGAAACTGTATTTGGGTTTGATAGTTTTGAAGGATTACCTGAAACCTGGAGCTTAACTGATCGCAAAACACTAGAACAAGGATATTTTGCCGTTGAAACATTACCCGAGGTTGCTTCCAATGTGACATTAGTCCGGGGTTGGTTTGATACTAGTATTCTAGAGTGGCAGGATGAGAATTCTGACCCTGTGAAGTTTATTCACATTGATTGTGATTTATATTCTAGTACCAAAACAGTTCTTACGCTATTAAACAAACAAATTACAGCGG